TTGCTCGGACTGGTCGACCTTGGTCTGCAGGTAGTCAGCGGCATCGCGCAGGATCTGCTCGGCGCCCTCACCGGTCATGCCGTGAGACTGCGTGGTGGCTTGGGGATGCAGGGCCATGGATCGTCCTCCTACTCGCGGGGTTTGATCACAGTCTGCCAGAAGTCTGCGGTGTGGGGGAGCGGTTGCTGGGCCAGCTCCTTGGCGCGGGCGTTGGCCTGGGCGCGGGAGAGGGTGTTGCCGTCGTCTGCGGCCTGGGCGCGGGCGAGATCGCGAAGGGCGGCGTGGCGTTTGATGCGCTCGGGGAGGCCGCGCTTGGGCGGGAGGGTGATCGGCATGCTAGTGCGGCTTCTTACCAAACTCGGGAAAGCCCTGCTGACGCAGCCATGCGTTAGCAGCATCGATCGGTATGTAGATCCGCTTCATCAGCTCATGCAGGCCAATCTCATCTTTCAGCCGCTCCAGCTCGTCTGGGCCGATCTCACGGCCTGGGCCGATCTCCTGCACTCTGTAGCGCGAGCCGCGCTTCTGTCCCTTGAACCTGCTCCGTTTCATATCAAGGCTCCTCCTCGGGTTCTGGCAGGGAGTGGATGGGGCGGGCGATGACGCTGATCTCGGGGGCGGCATCACTGGCGCGGTTGGAAATATTAATGCTGAAGAGGGCGACGGCTTCGGCGTCGCGTGCGCCTGCTTCACGCCAGCCCGCGCGGGATTTGGCGTAGAAGATGCGCATGGTCTTGTCGCCCTCGATTGCCTGCTCGACGATGCCGCCGAGGATCTTGACGTCGGTCAGCGCCTTGCCGTTGGTCAGCTCCCAAGCGAAGTGGAGATCGAGCGTCGAGGGCGGAATGCCCATCGCCAGTGCGACCGTGTCACGGGTGAAGCCAGCCGCCACCAGGGTCATGACACGCACCCGCTGGGCAGGCGTAGGGATGAATGGCGGCTGACCTTTGCCGTTGGTCGAGCCGCCACGTCCAGGCGGCTGCCCTGGCTTGACCTGACGGACTGGCCTTCTGCCCCCGCCCTGGATGTCAACAATACGCGGCATGGCCTGAAAGTTAGGGCTTATCTGCCCAACGAGACAATCATGACTTGCCAGCCTGATCGAGGCGGATGGCGGTGATCAGGGCGAGGATGCCGTAGGCATCGTTCTCGGTGGTGCCAGCGCGCAGTTCGTCGCAGACCATGTCGGCGAGGTCTGCGTCGTTGACGCCGTGCCGCTGGATCAGGGCGAGCCAATCCTCGGGCTTGCGGCTGAGTGTCATGGCTGGTCGGGCCTTCATTCGGTGGGGTCTTCGATCTGATGGTGCTCCCAGCGCGCCCAGGCGTCACCTGCGGCGAGAGCGGCCTCGATCGGGTCGGGCTCGGAGCCGCGTGCGATGACGGCGCCGTTGCCGTGGCGGAGGGCCCAGTCGCCGCTACCGTTGATTGTGCGGTTGCATTTACAGCTCGCGCGGTTGGAGTAATCGGATCGCCACGCGACTTGTTGGCTTTGGGCGAGGGTCCATCCGGTGGAGCGGAGGGTGGTCTGGGCGCGGGAGGGAATGCGGCGGGCCATCACGCGGCCTCTGGCTGGCGAGGATCGAACCGAAACGAGGGGGTTGCGTCGTCCCTTGGTGGGTTGGTCTCGATGCGCCAGCCGAGGGAGGTGAAGATGACCCAGCGCGGTGACGCGGTGGCGTCTGCGATCTGCTGGGCGCGACGCTTAAGGATGGTGAGGTCGGTCATCAGATGTCCTCCTCGGCGTTGTCTTCGGCGGCTTGCAGACGGGCGAGGCGTGCGGCGGCGAGGGCGTCGCGGGCGCGCTGCTCGTCGTGGGCGGCGAAGTCGTACTTGCCAGCGGCGGCGAAGCAGCGAGCGGCGAGGTGGTAGTAGTCGCTGGCGGTTTCGTGGCGGTCGTCGTCGAGGGCGTGGTTGGCGCCTTCGCGGAGACCGAAGGCGATGGTGCGGAGGTCGCGGAGGGAGAGGACGGGGAGGGACATGGGATACTCCTTTGGGTGAGAGGGGGAGGGGGCGCGAGGCCCCCGGTTAGGCACGCACCGCGCGCGGCTCGTGGAGGGTGGCGATGCTCTTCTCGATCGCGGCCCGGTAAGCGTGCTGCATGGCGGGAGAGCCAGCGGCGTCGGTATCGGAAATGGCCAAGCAGCGGGCGAGATGGGCGCGCTCATGGGCGAGCACTTCGGCAGCCATCGCCAGAGCGGCGGCCTCGGCGGCCTCCGGTGACAGGCGCGGCAGCACTTGCAAGCCGAGGTAGTCTTCATGGAAGAGGCGGCCCTGGAACTTGGTACCTGCGGCATCGACCAGGATCATCTGCTTGGCGCCGCAGCTGTAGACGGCGAGATCGTCGATGCGGACGGTGCCCTTGCTGTCCCAGTCGCGGAGGAGAGTGACGAGCTGGCCCTTGGAAAAACGCTTGGTCATGGGGTACTCCTGGGTTGACAGCCACTAAGTATTCCTAAGTCGGCTCGGCGTCAACGGTTTTCTTTTCGGGGAGGTCGACGCCCAGTTCGAGCAGGGCGGTAAAGACTTTGGCGACCTCGGATCGGGGGCCTTGGAAGTACATGGTGCAGACGGCTCCGCCGTTGCCGTTGCTAGAGTAGGAGAGGGTATTGGGGACGATGTTGACTGACGGTTCGGGCGGCAGGTGGTAGCGCTCGCGGTCGCGCTGCGGGGGGCGGCGTGCGTGGCTGACGACGGGGATGGTGGTTGCGCTGGCCATAGGAGCCTCCTGGAGGGCGCCTGGGACGGCCTGGGGCTCGGTGTCGGGGTCGGGTTCGAGGGGCGCCACAGACGCTTCTTGGGCGTCTGTTGAGGGGTCTTCCCAGCGGGCCTGAAAGAAGCTCTCGGGCTTTTTAAGCGCTTTTGCGAGCAGCGGGATGAAGGGGGCGGAGGGGCCGCTGCGACAGGCGAGCCAACCGTAAGGGGTGACGGCTCCTGGCTTGATGTGCAGCACTTTGGCATTGAAGTCGCGGATTTTCATGTCGTGCTGGTCGAGGTAGGCGCGGAGGGCATCGGCGATGTGGCCGCGCGCGGCGCGGTCGGATTGCGGGATGGCCATGGGGGTCTCCTGGTTGCGTTGTGAGGGTGCGCGCAAAAAAGTGGCTTGGCAACCATTTTCCTTATTGACACTAAGGATGGTTCGAGCACATAAGTCTCTCTGCAACACAGGGAGTACCCCAGATGACCAATCCCACTTTCACCGCTTTGGCTGAGCTGAGCCTTGTTCTGATCGGGCTGAGCGAACGCGATCGCGGTTTTGCGGCGAGCTTGGCGGATCAGTTCCAGGCGCGCGGTTTTCTGAGCGACAAGCAAGTCTATTGGGTCAAGGAGTTGACCCGGCGTGGGCAGTCTTCCCAGTCTTCCCGGCAAATTTCCCAGCCTTCCCAGGCCCCGGCGGCGCCCAGCTTTGGGCGGATTGTCGAGCTGTTCGCCAAGGCCGGCCCGCGCGCGGTGGTGGTGTTTCGCACCGCCGATGGCACCGACTTCCGCCTCTCGGTCGCGGGCGAGCGCAGCCAGCAGCCGGGCAGCATCAACGTCACCGACACCGAGCGCGGCTACGAGAACCGCACATGGTTCGGGCGGATCACCACGCAGGGCGCGTGGCAGCCAAGCCGCAAGCTGGACACCAGGACCGTGCAGGCGGTCGAGGCGGCACTGGCGGCGTTCAATGCCGATCCCGCGAAGGCGGCGGCCGAGTATGGTCACATGGTCGGCAGTTGCTGTTTTTGCTCACGCGAGCTGACGGACGAGCGGTCGGTTCATGTCGGATATGGACCAATCTGTGCAGAACGGTGGGGTCTGCCTTGGGGCGAAGTCTCGGGGGATAGGCCAAAACTTACTGCTGAGGCAGTGTCCGAAGCTGAAATCCCGTTCTGAGGCGCATCATGATCCAGCTTACCCTCTACCAGCACCCCACGCTGCCCGGCCTCTTCCTCACCCGAGGAGGCCGGGTCTTCCGGGAGCTTCCGACGTCGACTGATGCCAACGGCTACCAGCTGACGCGCATCACATCAGGCGCCAACACGCAGGTCGTACGTCGTCACACGTTGGTAGCTGAGACCTTCATCGGCCCTCGCCCACCAGGACACGGTGTCCGTCATCTCGACGGCGACCCAGGTAATGACAATCCACGCAACCTCGCGTGGGGCACGCAGGCTGAGAATAGCGCTGATACCGTACAGCACGGCAGATCAACGCGAGGCATCAAGAACCGCCATGCGAAGCTGACCGAGGCAGAAGCGCGCGAGATCAAACACCGTCGCGCTGCTGGCGAAAGCGGGCGTTCATTGGCCCGTGAGTTCAACATCAGCGAGCAGACGGTATGCTGCATCCACACCGGCCGTCAGTGGAGTTGGCTGGCGGGGCCTCAGGAGGCCGCACAGGGCGCCGAGGAGGAGGCCGTGTCATGAGCACCCACAAGCCGCCGTACGCCACGCTGGGGCCACCGATCCCCGAGGAGGGGCTACCGGACGAGCCGCCGCTGGCGATCTTGGGGCTGCAGGAGGTGAGCGAGTCGAACGGGCTGGGCGAGGTGATCTTCCTGGCGGACGTGGGCGTTCTGCCGCAACGCGTGCATGCCAAGCTGATCCTGGCGTGCGTGCCGCAGACGGGGGAGATCAAGCGGGCGGCGGTGTGTCTGGCGCCGGGAACGGGGGCGGGGTTTGTGGCCACCGATCCTGGGCAGCTGCCGGGGAATTTAATTGATCTGATCAGGACAATTCTGACCGACCCGTGCGAATAACACTTGACAGGGGTGCTCTTAGGCTTCATAAGTCTTTTCAGACACAGGAGTACCCCAGATGACCCGCTCAGAAGCCCACCGCCGCACCAGCCACGCCGCCCTTTGCAAGGGCCTTCCGCGTCTCTCCGACGACCAGATTTATGAGATTGTCCAGTTCCTGCGCGGCACGAAGTTCCCGATGGACAAGCTGGCGGCACGCGCCGCCGAGCGCATCCTGAGCGCACGGATGATGGGCCAGCCGGTCCCGGCCAACCCGTTCGTCGAGGGCTGAGCGATGACCAGAAAGCGGCTGGCGTTTGAAGTTATCAAGCACGGTTGGAAGGCTCGGCCGTGGGTCGTGATCATGAATTTCGGCGTAGCTGGATGGGACATCGTGTCGCATCACGCGACCGAGGCATCGGCGCAGCGAAAGGCGGCGGCGATGAACCAGGGGGTGAAGCGATGACCGACATCATCCTCCGCCCCTATCAGGTCGAGGACATCGAGCGGCTGCGCGACGCATTCCGCCAGGGCGCCAAGGCGCCGCTCTACCAGCTGTCGACCGGCGGCGGGAAGACCGTCGTGTTCTCGCACGTCATCAAGTCCGCAATCGCCAAGGGCACCCGCGTGCTAGTGCTCGCCCATCGGCGCGAGCTGATCAAACAGGCCTCCGCCAAGCTGACCGAGCTAGGCGTGCCGCACGGCATCGTCGCCGCCGACATGGACCGCGACCATGGCGCGCAGGTGATCGTGGCCTCGATCCAGACCGTGGCGCGCCGCCTCGCCACCCTGCCGCAGGTCGGGCTGATCGTGATCGATGAGGCGCATCACGCGGTGGCCACGACCTGGACCCAGCTGCTGGCGAGCCAGCCGAATGCGCGGTTGCTCGGCGTTACCGCAACCCCGGCGCGGCTGGATGGCAAAGGCCTGGGCAAGCATTGCGGCGGGCACTTCGACGCCATCGTGTGCGGCCCGCGCATGCAGGAGCTGGTCGACCAGGGCTATCTGGCGCCGACCAAGGTGTTCATCCCCAGCGCGACGATCGACACGCGCGGCGTCAAGACGATCGCGGGCGACTACTCCGAGCACGAGCTGGAGGAGCGCGCCGCCGGGGTGACCGGCGACGCCGTGGCCGAGTTCGCCAACCTGCCCGAGGGCACAACCGCGATGGTGTTCTGCGTCACTGTCAAGCACGCGGAGGATGTGGCATCGGGTTTTCGCCAAGCCGGGTTCCGCGCCATCTGCGTGCATGGTGGGATGCCGAAGGCGGAGCGCGACGCGGCAATCGCGGGGCTGGCGGATGGCAGCACGCAGGTGCTGACCTCGTGCGAAATCATCAGCGAGGGCCTGGACGTGCCGAGCGTCGGCTGCTGCATCCTGCTGCGGCCGACCAAGAGCCTGACCATGTGCCTGCAGCAGATCGGTCGCGGCATGCGGCCCGCTCCTGGTAAAGTCCTCATCGTGCTCGACCACGCCAAGAACTGCGTGGCCCATGGGCTTCCGACCGAGGAGCGCGACTGGACCCTGGATGGCGCCGCCAAGAAGGGCAACGGCGAGGTCACCCCGCCGCAGCCGTGGGTGTGCATCGGCTGTCACGAGCTGAACGCCCCGGCGCGGCGTGAGTGCAAGTCGTGCGGCGAGCCGAAGCCATGGACCTGCCGCGAGTGCGGCGAGGCGAACCGGAGCATTGCGCATCACTGCGGTAACTGCGGCGCGCGTCGACCGGAGCCGCGCAAGATCCTGGAGATGGACAATGCTTCGATGCGGGAGCTGCAGGCGGCTGACAAACTCCAGCGCATCCTGCGGATGAGCTACGGCCAGCTGCTGCGGGCGCGGCGCACCGAGGAGGAGCTGTCGGCGTATGCCCGCTCGCGCGGCTATAAGCCGGGCTGGGTGTACTGGAAATTGCGTGAACAGGACGAGAAGTTCGGACCCAACCGGTGATGGCACGGCGGGTCTAGGCGGGGCGGGCACGGCGGGGCGGGGTGAGGCCGGTCCAGGCTAGGCGGGGCCGTGCGCGGCAGGCTTGGAGAGGCGAGGCAGGCCCAGGCGGCGCAAGGCGTGGAGTGACGAGGCCCGGCAGGCGCGGCACGGCACGTCGCGGCCGGGCTAGGGGTGGTCAGGCTTGGCGCGGCAGGCTCGGACTGGCGTGGCACGGCACGGCGCGGCAGCGCTGGGCTAGGCTGCGCAGGCGTGGCTCGGCTTGCCAAGGCTTGGGGCGGCGCGGCTCGGCTTGGCAGGCAAGGCGCGGTGAGGCATGGCGAGGCCCGTCGACACAAGGCGCGGATCGGTCTGTCGGGGCAAGCATGGCGGGGCACGGCGCGAGGTAGGCATTCCCTGCGCCCGCGTCGAATTTGTTCAGCTGCGCGCGATCTCCCGCGCAACATTCACAAACTTCCGGTTGCCGCCGCGCGGCCCTGCTGCCAGTCTGAGGCGGCGCGCGCAACAGGAGGAGCAACGCGAATGGCAGGCAAGAAAGTCGTCATCGTTGGTGAGATGTATGATCCCGGTCTCGGCATTTGGGGTGGTCCTGGGCCTGAGCAGCCGCCCGGCGGCGGCGAACCGCCGCTGGGGATCTGGGGCGGCGGCAATGTGCCGTATCCGACGCCACCGATTTATATTCCGGTGCCTCCGCCGCCGGACTCCGGTCTGAAGCCGGAACATCCGATTTACATCCCGGTATACCCAAGCCACCCGATCGTGATCCCGGTGCCGCCGGATGGCGGCGAGCCGAACCCGCCGGTCGTCTGGCCGCCGCTACCGGGCGGTGTGCCTCCCGTGGGCGGCTATCCAGGGTTCCCCGCACCGCCGCTTGGCCTCTGGGGACCGAACGACCCCAGGCCCACGCCGCCGATCTACATCCCTGCCCCGATGCCGCCAGAGCCGCCTGAAGGTGGCGGCGACGAACATCCGGCACACCCGATTTACATCCCGGTCTATCCCGCACATCCCATCGTGCTCCCCCCCGATGGGGAGACGCCGAAGCCGCCACCGGGCATGGTTAACCCGCCGACCGGGCTGCCGGGGTTCTGGTCGTTCAGCCCGTACTACGACTGCTACGTATTCGTCCCGTACGCTGGGTCTGGAGTCGGCCCGAACCCGTGATCGGGTTCTGGGTGCTGGTGGCGCTCGTGGTCCTCGTGGCTGCGGGCGTCAGCTGACAAAGATACGGCGCCCTGGGGGGAAGTGCCGGGGCGCCGAAGGCGAAATGCCAGTTAGCGCAGCCACCATAGAGGGTTGCGCGCAGTGGGCCAAGTGATCGACCGGATACGCAACCGCCAGCGGATCATGAGCCTGCTCGCGCGGCATGGTCCTGTGACATCGACGGTGTTGGGTGAGGTGACCGGGCTATCGCCGTCGGCGCTGCAGAGTCACCTGAAGGAGCTGACGAAGGCTGGCGCGATCGGCTGCACGCAGCATAAGGGACGCGACCCTGCGACGTATTATTCCAAGGTCAGCGGCGATCCGCCCACCACTGAAGCGCCATGACGATCGCCATGATGGTGACGGCCTGCAGCAGCACCAGCGCGAGGGCGGCGAGTGCGATCATGGCTCCGACAGATCCCAGAGCGGGTCATAGCGGTAGCACTGGCCCCACGGCTCCGGCGAACAGATGATGCCGGAGGGCCAAGGGGCCTCCTCCGACACCACCCGCACGGACGAGCCTGATGTACCCAGGCTCACCCGCACATCGCCGAGGATTAGGCAGACCTGCTCCCCGGCTCCCAGACACGCGCCTCCCAGTGGCGTGTCAGCCGTGACGACGGCGGAGAAACACCAGACCCAGCAGCCCGGTCCCCAGCAGTCCGAGGGTCGCAGGCTCGGGTGTTCCAACCGTCGCGAGGCTCTCGCTGTTGGTCAGGTTGAAATTGCCGCCCGGCGCGATCGAGATCACAATATGCTCGGTCAATGCGTAGCTGGTCAGCGGTGTGGTCACGGTGACGCTCGACGGCACGGCGTTGAAGCTGCCGTTCAGGGCTGTGACGGTGCCCATCTGAAGCGGCGTGCTGGTCGATCCTGCGGGGCAACTAATCTCAGTGATCAGCGCGACGTTTGACGGATCGACGCACGCAATGGCCCCGGCGGTCGAGGTGCCCGCGTTATTCGTCCATGTGCCCGAGGCGTTATTCGTGAGCACTGCGTTGGGCGGCACCAGCGGGTTGGTGAAGGTCGACTGAACGAAAAACAACACCGCAGTCTGCGTGCTGGCGGTCGGGTTGACGATCTCGGTGGTGCTGCTGAACAGCTCAGCGACACCGCCTGCACCCGGCGCATTGGACGACGCGCTCATCACCACGGTCAGGCCGTTGCTGAGGGTCGCGTTGCCCTGGGCAATGTCGGTTGCGCTGGTGGCGATGTTTTGGACGGGACCGGCACCGCCCTGCGCATTGATGATCAACGTGGAATGACCAGCGATGGGCAGGACCATAACGCCGATGGTAGTTGCTGCAAGCAGAAGACGTTTCATGCTAGATGTTCCTTTCGGGGCTGGGCGCGGTTTGGTATGGCATGGTAGGGCGTGGCGCGGCTTGGCAGGCATGGTGCGGGGGCGCTCACTGAGCGTCCCCGTTTTGCTTCCGCCGCAACAGACCGACGCCGAGCAGGCCGACGCCGAGGACGGCAAGACTGGCCGGTTCGGGCGCGAACGTCGCTTGGCAGTCCACGCCGACGGTGCAGGCCAAAATCCTGGGCTGCTTGAGGTCGTTCCAGCCCCAGTTGCCGCTGGGCGATGGGGCGGACTCGAAGATCTTGATATCCTCGATCACCTCGTTCGCGACGGTCTGGATGGTGAAGAAGTTCGAGCCGTTCTTCAGCGTGTAGGTGAAGGCCTTGCCGAACTGGTCCTGCACCACGATCGCGGCAGTGCCCTCGCCGAAGTCGAGGTTGCCGATGAACTCGGCGGCACCGAACGGGGCCACCATCTGGATCTCCAGCCCGGTCAGCTGACTGCCGTTGGCGCCGCCCGTGCTGTCGGTGCCGCAGTTGACGTTGCAGACCACGTCGGCCTGCCCCAATCCGGTGGTGCCGATCAGCTCGCTGCCGGGGCCGAGGCCGTTCGCGGCCAGGGATTTGAAAAAGACCGTGTTGGCGCCCTTGTTAGTATCGCCCGCGAACGAGGTCAGGTTCATGAAGTGGGTTTCGAACTGGACCACGTCGCCCGTGCTGCCGCCGGAGGCGAAGAACACGAAGTCGGCGCGGGCCTCGCGCGGCTGGACCGTCGCGAGAGCGGCGGCGGCCACCGTGGCCAGGGTGATGGTGCGGAGCGTCATGGGGTACTCCATGGGTGTTGGCGCAGGCGCTGAAGCAAGATTAAGGCCAGCAAACCGTTATGAATGATTACAAAGGGTTCTGGCGTCTTGGTCGTTGTCTATAAAGAATGGTGTAAAACCTACCGACTCATTCCAGCGGCAGCTTAGGGTCGCGGCCCCGGACGAACCGCCAGCGCACGCGCCCCCGTGGCAGCTTCGGCACCGGCCCGTCCAGGGCGACGATCAGCGGCTTGGGCGGCTGCTCGATCAGCCGCAGCTTCTGGCGCAGCCGCCACGCCTCGACCCGCGCGCGGTGCAGCTCACGGCGCAGCTCGTCATCGGTCAGCTTGCGGCGCATCTCAAAGGAGGATGTCAGCCGAATAGAACATCATCAGTCGGTTCGGCGTGAAGCAGCTTCAGAGGGCGCAGCAGCGTGATGGGAACCTCGATGACCGGCTCGATGTCGCTCCGCGACTTGACCAGCGTGCGACAGCCGCCAACCCGCACCGCTGTGGCGTCAATCTCCACCAGCGGCGCCCAAGCGACCCAATCGGTGAACTTCACTACGAAGATCGCTGGCACGCCCAGTCCAACCGAGGCAAGCTGCAGCGCCAGCCACTTGCGCACGTTCAGGAAGACGGTGGGATAGTCGCCGAGCGCATGGGTGCGTGATTTCAGTTCCAGAATGCCGATCATGCGGGCAAAGCGCAGCGCGTACCAGTCGAGTGCCGACAGCGCCCCGAACTGGCGGAGTTGGCACTTCCACGCCACCTCCAGCACGGCAGCGACCTCGCGCTCAGCAAGGCTGTCCTCCGGTTTGTGGAAGACCCGCGTGCCGTCCAGGTGAACCACGTTCGTCCGGTCGTAGTAGCTCATGGCGGCAGCCTCCCTGCACGCTCACCGAAGCCAGTCTGGAAGCTCGGCCTGGGCGGGGTCAACGTCGGCGCGGTGGGCATGACAGACCCAGACCAGCGTGGGCACTAGCGGCGGCCCGAAGCCGAAGTGGGCCCGTGGCGAGCCGCAGACGACGCAGGAGCGGCTCCGAACCTCGGCGGCTATCTGAGCAGCCCCGGCACGCTTGGCGCCCTGTAGCGGCGCCTGAGGGCTGCGGCGGGGTGGGTTCCAGCGGTCAGGCATCAATACCACCAGCTTACGAGGGTCTGACCTTTGTGCTGGACGATCGAAAGCTGGATGCTGTGGGGAACATCGTAATCGCCACACTCCTCGCACCGGAATGCGATAACGACGGCGCCCCGGCGTGACGAGGGGTTGCTGCAGTGATCCGATGGCTGCTCGCCAGCCCAGAGCACGGGGCTCCCGGAGCGCTCATTGATCGCGATCACCATTGTTGAGGGAGCATCTTCGGCTCGACTGAACACTGTGGTCTTGACGTGATGCAGGTTGGTGCCGCCGCAACGGGGACAAACGAGGGCATCCTGCTCGAACTGGACGTCGTGGGATTGGATCAGCATTGGGGGTCTCCTTGTATATACAGGGGTGGGATGCGCGGACTTCCAGCCTACCCACACGGGGCCGCTTCACACGGCCCCCGTGTAGGGGGTATTAGGGGGCACGCGATGTGTTTTTTTTTCTTGAACCCTTTCAATAGGTTACCTTGGGCACGACGGTATATACAAAAAGCACGCCATCTGGCTACCCTAGATTGGTATTTAGCCACCTTGGGTTGTCGTTTCGATCATGCGCTTTCTGCCGTTTTTGAGCTCATATTTGATGCATCCTTCGGCCTCCAATTCCTGCAGCGCGCGGACATATTGCGCCTTAGAAAAATTCTTCCCATCCGGGTGTGAGGCAAATAGTGCGGGCGCGTAGGTGCTGGGATGACTACCGCTGTCGTTGACCGACTTGCCCATCTCGGTCGCCTTCCGCAACAACTCGATAAACTTGGCCTTGCAGGCATCTCTGGCACCCACACCGCGCGCCTGGGCTTTCTCGGGATCGAGCGCAGCCGTGGTGAACACCCCATTCTTACAGATCAGATCCAGCGTGACCCCGGCCTTGCTGTAATTGGACTTCCATAGGATCAACGTACGTCCCTCGCCGACCGGATCAGGACGGTAGGGGTTACCCCCCTCTTCGCTCTCGGTGCGGTCGATATCCAGCCCAACCCTGGCACGCATGCAGCCTTCCCAGCCGCTGTTGCCACTCTCTTGGCGGCCCCCCTCCTTGCGCCCGCGTTGCGATGGATGGCGTGACATCACCATGCCGAACTTGCGGGTGACACTGACGCCGTCGAGCTTGCGGACGAACCGGATGATGTCCCGCTTGCGCAGCTCATCGCCACCGAAGAAGTGGTCGCCCATATCGAGGGTCACGAGACGAGCGCCTATCTCCACCACCTTCCGGTCGACATAGCGCAGCGCTTCGGTGACCGGATCATCCCGGCGTTGGTCCAGCACCATCAGCTCTGGTTCGTCGTAGCCGACCAGCGAGACGAAGTGGAGGTCAGGAAAGTCGGCCCGCGTCAGCCCGTAGTGCAGCGCGATGCGGTCAATCCGGCGGATGATCTGTTCGCGGGTATCCTCACAAAACAGCCCGTAGACAGGTGACGGCTCCAACTGGAACCCGATAAACGGCAGGCCTCGGCTCTTCGCCATTAGCAATTGCAGCAAGAAGTCTGTTTTGTTGATGCCACCGACTCCGTACAACCCGGTCAGCTGTTCCGCCGGTATCCAGCCGGGGACGATCCACTCCATGTCGGGCACCACGCGTCCTGCCCAGTCGGCGACGCGCTGGTCCTCCCAGTAGATCGGCAGCAGTTCATGGGCGGTCGGCTCGCGGATGCGCTTCCTCAGCCACTCCTTGGGATCACTGACATCGTGATCTAGCTCAAGATCGGCGGCGTCGTAGCCTTCGTCCCCCAGGTCATGGGTGCTGATCCAGGCCGCTTTCGGCAGCAGCTTGCGCAGCGTCCCAAGAGCCTTACGCCCCGGCTCGTCCGCATCGGGCCAGATGATGACGCGGCGCCCCTCCAATGGCGTTAGGTCGGCCTTGTCAGCACCGGGTACCCCACCGGACCACGCCATACCGACATGGTCGAGGAACAGCCGCTGTGCCGCTTCCGCAGCTTTCTCCCCCTCGCACAGGAGCACGGTCGCCTCGGGCAGCTGCGCCAGGACATTCAGCCGGTAGAGCGGGCGCGGGACTGGAGGGTGCAGGTAGTGCCAACCCAGATAGCTGCGTCCGTGTCTATCGGTCGCCCAGCCATAGGTCAGCGGCGTAATCCGCTTTCTTCTTTTACCATCAGAGACGTAATCTGTTCTCTTAATGTAATAGAGGAGCTTCTCATCGAGATTGAAGTATTCGTAGATGGTTGTGCATTCCAGCTGATGTGCGGTCGGACGCGTGGCAGTCGCGGGAGGCGGCATCATGCATTCCGTCCAGCCGGTGGCTTCTTCCTTCGGCGTAGAGGTATGCGTGCCGTTGCCGTTGGCGCCGTTGGCTCCTGGCCGCTCGCCGAAGGCCTCACGATAGGCCTGGACATAGCTGCCGCCCTTGCCGCCATGCTCGTTGTAGACGCCTTTGGTCAGATCGACGCTGATGCGCCGGTTGCCGCCGAAACGTAGCTGCCTGCCACCCTGCTCCAGCCGTTCCTGCGGCTTACCCCACCCAAGCTTGCGCCCGATCGCGATCCATTCTTCCTGGGTTGGGCGACCGCTCATGGCCGCCCCCGGACATTTGTGGATAAGTTGTCTTGGAAATATCCCTTGCGGGTAACAACAACGTCGTCTAAGTGGTCGCGCGCCATCACTTGGTGTTTCCTACGCACAGGTTGGCTCTTCGCGGCGTTCGAGCTGGTTCCTCGGACGCCGCAACTATGTCGGCCCTCTGGTCAGGGCGAACGGTCGGTCTAAGCCCGCATCCACCCTCCCTTCAACCGCGCCGCGCCGGTTTCTTGCGCAAGTTTCTTGCGTTCTGATTCACCACAAGATGCGCTAAGTTGTGGCGCCCACAACCACAAGAGGTTGCGATGCGCGCGTGGCTGCTGCTGGCGCTCCCTTGAGATGAACGGCCGTCTGATCCGCTTCGTCATCATCGTCGGCGTCATTATCCTGGGAGTATTCCTGGCAATCATACTGGTCGGCGCGGTGAACTGCGTCATGACCGGCCGCACCTGCCCGCCGCAAGGCGCGGTGCGCGAGATGATCGAGGACGTCTTCATGGCCCTGCTGGGCTTCGTCGGCGGTCGCGCGACCGCTCAGAAGTGATCGGCTGGATTACGGTCTTCAGCAGCTCGCGGTTGGCCCAGACCCACATGACGCAGGCATCCGCCTCGTGGTCGTTGCCGACCTCCAGGCTGTGATTGTGGCACCAGTTGATCGCCAGCCGCTTCATCTCATCCGACTTGCCCGAGCCTCGGCCCAGCATTTCCTTGCGGACGGTGTTTTCTGGCTGGCACAGCATTCGGCACTCACGCCGGTAGGCGTGCATGCGCACCAGCCCGTCCAGTGCCAAGGATGCCGACGCCTCGCGCATGGTCCGAGCGCGGAACCGCTCCGCCAGGACCACGACCGACGTACCCCAGGCGTGCATGCTCTCGGCCAGCCATTCGTCGAGCTGATCCATGCGGGCCCCCACGATGTCACGCACCGAGGTGCCGGGCAGGCGTATGGTGCCCCACTGACCGGGTGCCGGATCGCCCAAGCTGCCCGTGGCCCAGCCAACGTCCCGCCCGACATCGATGGCGAGGATGCGCTCAGGCATCGGCGCGCATGCTGGCGAGCATCGCGAAATAGTCGGATGCCATCCGATAGAGCGTAATCCGGTCTTCTGTGTCGTGCGCACTGATCGCTAGGATGGCGCTGGTGACATTCAGGATCGTCTCCTGGATGACCCGCATGCTCGTGCCTTGCAGCTCGGGATTGATGACGTCGAGCAGCCGGTAGAGCAGATCGACGCATTCCCGCGAGGGCGGCTCTTGGCAGAACTCATATGGCTTCTTCTGGCTCATGCGGTCCCCCTCTTGCGCTTGGGCGGCTGACGCACCCGTCCCCATAGTTCCGCCAGATCTCGCTGCTCGGTCGGCAGATCCACTACGGCGCGGCGGCGGGCGATCATCTGCTGCTCCGCGATCGAGAGCCGAATGGCTGGCGGCGCCTTAAGCTGGTGGACCGTGGCGCTGGGGCGAATGCGCTTCATGCCGCTTCCTTGGCGGGTTGCTTTGCTTCCTGCTTGGTCTGCCGCTGCTCCCTGAGCCACCGCTGATAATCTGGGCTAGCCTCGGCATAGGCGGCGAGCGCGCGCCGCAGCACGATCTTGGCGGCACGCTCCTCGGCATGCGCGATCTCGTACAGGATGTCCCGCGAATCGCGGGTGGCCCAGACGGCGGTGGACTCGCCGTACTCCCGGTCGGCGGCCCGAGCGGGGCTCGTGGCTCGTCTGCCCATATTTTTCACTCCGAACTGCATTTCGTGCTGGACAGGGTAAATCCTTAGGGGCTATAAGTCAATCACTGACACAGGAGTACCCCATGAGTTTTCCCAGCAAGACCTTCCTCGAGATGCGCCGCGACATCGCGATCGCGAGCGCGCCCGCCGATATCGACGCCGTCGTCGCGCTGATCGACGCAGCGATCGCATCGCTGTCCAAGACGCCGATCAAGACCACCGGAACGTTCGCCGACGCCTTCAAGGCGATGGGCGATCTGAGCCGCGCCGCTGGCAAGCTGGAGGCGATGCGCCATCACCTGACGGTGGAGGGCTGAGCGATGAAGACCTTCACCGAGGGACAGCGGATCATCACCGCTGCCGGCCTGCCCTGGCTGCCGATCCGGCGCACCGGCACCGTCATTCACGCCAACAGCGACGGCAAGGGCGGCGTAGTGGTGCGGCTAGATCACCCGCTGAAGGGCCGTGATCGGCTGTTCCTGCTCAACAAGAACGTGGAGGCGTTGTAATGGTCCACCTCCCAGGCTACGACGCGTGGAAGCTCGCGATCCCACCCGAGTACGAGATCACTCCAGAAGAGGAGCGGCGGCTCGAAGCGATCGACGATCTACAGCGCGCTCGCGCTGCTGCCACGCAGCGCTTTCTCGCCCTCACCGAGGTCATCAAGGCCGAGGCTGGCGTGACTGGGCACATCATCCGCAAGTCGCTCACGGGCCGTGTGAACTGGACGACTCCAACCGTTATTGAGGCACCAGAGGGCCGCACCCGGCGGCAACTCTACATCGTGGCCCATGAGTGCGCGCACGTCGCGCTGAAGCACTACAAGGCCCGCATACCGTCCTACCTCAAGGAACACGAAGCCGAGTTGTGGGCGCATGCGGCGTTGTGTCGGCACGGCGTGCCGGTGCCGCGCCAAGAGACCGAACGCGCCAAGCGCTACGTCGCCCGCAAGATCCGCAACGCACGCAAGGTGGGGCTGAAGCATCTCAGCCCAGCAGCGGCGGCGTTCGCCAGAAAGAAGCTGTGATGCCCACCGATTACCCCCAGGAGACCACCCCATGATCAAGACCCTCGCCGCAGCGATTGTGCTGTGCAGCATCGGCGTCGGCGCCAACGCGCAGACGCAGTGGAACTCGTACAACGCACCCGGCAGTCCGTGGACGAACTCCTACGGCTCGGACGGCTCGACCGGGACGTCCTATCACCCACCCGGCAGCCCCTGGACGAACACCACGATCAACGGGGCGGACGGCCAGCAGCAGCACTGCGCGACGTATCAAGCGCCCGGTAGCCCCTACGCCTCGACCACCTGCAATTGAGATGCTCTGAATGACCCCGCGCCGCATCGACCAGATCACCCCCGGCTTCTATCGCTACCGCCGAGTCGCCCGTGGCCCCTGGCTGCCCGCCCTGGTCAGTCTGGAGGACGGTATGGTGTTCGTCACCGATGGCGGCGATCGCCTGCGGGTCGGCATCTCCGCCGACGCTTACGAGGATCTGGTTGTCACCATGGTGATGGACGGTCAGGCGTTCGACTCGAACCTGTTGCGCGTGATCTGGTTCGGCGAGCTGATCGACGAAGCAGAGTACCAGCATATGCTCAAGCTGCTGGCCTGGGCGCGCGAGCACCAGCCAGACCACCCGCTCTGTCATCCGGACGAGCCGATCCGGCTTAATGACGTCCGGGTCAGCAGCGTGTTCTAATTGACTTTCCCCCTTAGTTGCCCTAAGTAACCGTTACACAGGAGTTTGTATCCCATGAGCCAGTTCACCAACCGCCCGATCGCCCCCGCCCCCGCCGCCGTTCAGGAATGGCTGCAGGACACTCACGCCGCCCTAATCCGCCGTCGCGACGAGATCTTGGCTGGCGCCGCCCGGTTCTCTGCCGCCTATCCTAACGGGATACCAGACGAGGAAGTTCTAGGTCGCGTGGGCGACTTTGCCGGTGGTAAGGGCATCATGGGGGCATTCCTGCGGGAATGCGGCAATGAGCGCACTGCGGAGAAGGCCCCCTTCCTTGCCGGCGGCAAGGCGGTGGACGGCTTCTTTGCCACTCTCACAGAGCCGGTCGAGCGTGTCCAATCGCACATGCGCTCCCAAGCCACTGCCTATTCGGTGAAACTGGAAGCCGAGCGTCGCGAGAAGGCACGGCTGGAGGCTGAGCGCTTGGCGGCTGAGGCTGCCCTGGCTGAAGACCATGCGGTCGAGACCATGGACGAGGCCGACCTCCAGGCCGCCATGGATGTCGCGAAGGAAGCCGAGGCTGCAGCCGCCCTGGCAGAGGCGCCAGCTGCTGAACTATCGCGGGTGCGCGGTGATCTAGGCGTGGTGGTCAGTCTTCGTAGTCGCTGGGTACCAGATTTCGAGAACGCCGATCTCCTCACTTTGGTGAAAGCTGTTGCCGCTGGAAAGGCGCCATTGGCCTACCTGGATTTTCATCGCACCAGGATCGGCTTCGCTGTGCGCAGCGAGCGCGTCCGCGACATTCCCGGAGTGCCGGTGGTCGAGCAGAAGAGCGTGGTGTGATGACGGACCTAGAGCACCTGATGGCCAAGGTGATCCCCGAACCCAACAGCGGATGCTGGCTGTGGAGTGCCGCTGTTAATCGAAAGACTGGCTACGCCACGTTGAGATGGCGCAGGAAACTGCACTACGCGCATCGCTATATGTATGAATTGCACAAAGGGCCAATCCCTGTCGGTCTGCAAATAGACCATCTGTGCCGGGTTAGATGTTGCGTCAACCCGGACCATCTGGAGGCAGTAACGAGCAGAGAAAATACCCTGCGCGGTAATAGCCGCATTGCCACTAAGGCCTACCACGCTGCGGTGACACATTGTCCGCAGGGACATCCATACAATGAAGCAAACACAATTCACTCCACGACAGATGGCGGGAGGTTGCCACATAGGGCTTGTCGCATTTGTCAGCGAAATGCCACCCGCCGCTGGCGGCAACGACAGAAGGAGGCGCTGGTGTGAGCGAAATATCCGACCGGCTACTGCTTGCCCAACTGCGGGCGGCCGAGCAGGCGGCCCGCTGGGAACCGTGGAAAGCGTTGGCGGCATTACTGGGCGCCGCAGCGGTGTTCGGTGGCTTGGTCATAGCTCTAGCCTCGGTGTGGCATCCACGCCCGCAGGAGATAACGGTGCGGTTCGAGCAGCCGCTGCATGTGGAGCTGAAGCAATGAGAACCCTTGTCGTCGATACCGCGCTCACGGGCCGTTACAACTATCGTGAGTTGCCCGACGACCCCTGCCAGCCGCACATGCTGCGGCTTGGCTGGGTCGAGACGGACAACGACCAAATCACAGGCAGCGGCTGCTGGATTGTGAAGCCTCGCCCCGACTGGGTTCTGGAACCCGACGCCATCGTCGCGCACGGCATCGTCCCCGACTACGCGGAACAGCACGGCGACGACCTAAAGGTCGTGATGGCTCGGTTTGTCTCGCTGCTGGAAAACGCCGACACCGTCGTTGGCTTCAACTTTGATCATCAGCAGAAGGTGTTGCAGCGCAGCGCCGCCGAGTGCGGTCTGGCGTGGCAGCACCTGTTCAATTCGCACCGGCCATACTGCGCGATGCGCAACGCCACCGACATCGTGCGCAAGGAGCGCATGGCGCCCGGCGGCGGCTTTGCATGGCCAAAGTTCGGCGAGGCGTATTGGTTCTTTGCCAATGAGGAGCTGCCCTCGCTCGACATGGACCCGAAAGAGCGTGGCATCGCCCTCGCGCGCGCCGTATGGGCCATCTACCAAGGCATCCTGGAGCACAGCAAGCCGTGAGCGAAGCTACCGAGACAGCGACGAGGGGAGACCTTCAGGCAGCCATCACCGAATTGCGCCTGGAACTGAAGCTGGAGATCGAGCGCGCCCGCAGCGAAGTGGTGCGCTGGATGTTCGGTCAGACCTTGCTGCTGCTGGGCGTGATCACGACGTTGCACTTTGTGAGGTAGTTGTGAGCAGAGGACCAACTCCCAGACCCGCTTTGGAACGCTTGATGGAGAAGGTGCAGCCGGTGCCATGGTCTGGGTGCTGGCTGTGGACAGCGTCTCTTAATCCTCAGGGATATGGACAGTTATATTCCGATGGCCGGCCATGGGGCGCTCATCGTGTTGCATATACATTGCTCAAAGGCTCAATCCCGCCGGGCATGGACCTGCATCATACATGCGAAGTTCCATGCTGTGTTAATCCAGACCACCTAGAGCTACTGACAAGGTCAGCGCACAACAAAAAGGGACCACATGCCGATCTATTGAGAACCATTGCCGCACGAAAGGTGGCCAGAATAACGCACTGCCCATACGGGCACCCGTACGACGAAGCCAATACTGTATGGGCTGGTCCCGGCAGGAGACATCGGAAATGTCGAGAATGCGCGCGGGCCTTCAGCCGGCGCGGTTATCAGAGACGCAAAGGAGTAACCCACAATGTCTGACGTACCGTTCGACGATAACCCAGGACAGCCGATCGCGCGTCGTCCGAACCCGTTCGGCGGCAACGGCCAGCTGGTAGCACAACCTGCGCAGCCCCTTGGCGCGCTCGCATCGACCGAGCAACAGCGAGCATTGGGGGAGCTACAAGCCCAGGTCATGATGGCGCGCCTGTACCCGCGAGATCGACGCGAGGTCACCGAGCAAATCCTCAATGACTGCACCCGCGTCGAATTGGCGCAGGAAGCGCAATACGACTACGTGCGCGGTGGCCAGCGGGTGACCGGTCCCTCGATCCGCCTGATGGAGGCGATCGCTAGACGTTGGGGCAATATACAATCGGGTATCGCCGAGGTCTCCCGCGATCGGGAGCGCGGCATCAGCGAGTGCTTGGCATATTGTTGGGATGTCGAAACTGGATTTCGAGATGAGAGGAAGTTCCAGGTCTTCCATCTGCGCGACCGCTCAGAAGCGCGCGGCGGCCAGCAAAAGCTGACCGACGAAAGATCAATATATGAACTTGTGGCGAATATGGGGCAGCGCCGCAAGCGCGCGTGCCTAGAGGCAGTGATCCCCAGCGAAGTCACAGAAGCCGCCGTCGCCCAGTGCAACGACACGCTCCAGCAGAAAGAGGACGTGACGCTGGAGGGGCGGAAGAAGCTACTCGCGGCGTTCACCCGTTACGGCGTCACCCAGGCCCATATCGAGGCGTTCTGTCAGTGTCGCCTGGAGGCGATTCGACCCGCGCAGATCGTGCGGCTGCGCTCCATCTTCACTTCGCTGAAGGACGGCGAAGGCACGCCTGACATCTGGTTCAAGGGCTGGCAGCCGCCCGCCCGACCCACACGGCAGCCACAGGCGCCAGCAGAGTCCACACCCGCGCCTGAGCCACCCGTGCCACCTGAGCCACCCGTTGCCGAGACGTCCCAGGAACAAACCACTGACAATATGTCAGGATTTGATGACGTTCCCGATACAGGCGCTGAGTTCGCGCATGTGGTGATGGACCAGCGCGGCGAGCCGGTCGACGGCGAGATCATCCTCGATCCGCTGGCCTGGGCGCAGGCGTTCCTCGACACCTGGACCCGCGCTGGGGACCGCGAAAACCTGCTGCATCACAATGCCGACGCCCTGGCCGACGCCAAAGCGGCCAGTCCCGAGGCTGACGCGCTGCTGGACGGCCTCGAGCAACCGCCCGCCCCGTCAGAGCCCGACGAGGACGAACGCCTCTCCAGCGAGATCCTGCAGCGCCTGCCGACCATCACCACTGGCAACGAGCTGATCGCCTACAGTAAGACGCCTGCCGTGCTGGGGACGATCCAGCGCTGGCAGCGCGAGGGCCGCGCCGGGCTGGTGACGTCGGTCAAGTCCGCGTTCACCGCGCGTCTGAGCGCCCTGCGCCAAGAGACTGGCGGTGCCTGATCTGCTGCCCGTCTCGCTGGTGGAGATGGTCGCCGAAATGGAGCGCGACCTGCTGGCGCGCAAGCGCAGCTATCCCAACAAACGGTTCACCCGCCGCCTGACCCACGAGCGGGCCGAGCGGCGGCTGCTGATCGTGCAGGCCGTCGTCGACAACCTCCGCGCCCAGCTGTCGCTCGGCGAGCTGGAGGCGCTGCGGGAGACACAGCAGAAACGCAAGCAGACGCGGCGGAAGACGGCGAATTAGTTGGCCCTGATCATATACAGCACGACAAGCGAAGGCGGGATGTTTTGGGACGCCCCAGCGCCGCTGTTGTTGGTGGAACTGATGCCGGTATACGCGCCAAAGAGGCCGGTATAAGCGTTCTCCGTCTGGGTGACAGAGCCAAACGACTCGGTGGTGCCCCCTTGGTAGCCAGTGCCACCAGCAGTCGGAAACGCTGCTGCGGTCGCCATATAGTGGAAGTGGCCAGAGTCGGCGTGTGTGTGCGACTGGTCAGTGATGCTGTGGAGATGGGTTTGCAGGCGCTCGTTACCCCCCATGGCGCCGATCGTGCTGCCGTCGAGACCGCTGATGCCCGAGGTAACGCGGCTTGCCGCAACGCCCGTCATATCATCCTTGCCGACCGCAACGTTGCCGCGCAGGTCAGGGATATTGAAAGTTGTACTGCCGTCACCAGTGCCGAAGGCCGTGCCAATCACGGCGTAGAGAGGGGCATACGCCGCCCGACTAACCGCTTGGCCACCGCAAGCCAACCAACCAGCGGGCGGCGTACCGCCACCGTAGGGCATGATGGCGCCGATAGGAATTGATCCTGGCTGGTAGCCTGCGGTATTCGCCAGCCCATTCACCGGATCGCTATCGAACAACACTGCACCCGTCGGGTCTTGGCAGACGACACGGTAGGATGGTGCGCCGAGCAAAAAGATGGGGGGAAAGAAGCCTGCGGCGTTGGTCAGGACAGGCTGGGGATTTGGGATCGTGAATGCGGCATCGGCGTATGTCGCCTGCTGTGTATTTGTTCCGGTCGCGTAGAAGAACAGCTGGGCTCCGTTGTAGGGAGTCCCGTCCGGGCTGAGTAGTTGCTGCAAGGGGTTCACATATCTCCCGCCCACCGAGCCGCTCATTGCTTTTCCTCCGCCAATAGTCTAGTATGACGGGACGTGGACGGGAGCGACCCCGACCACGCCCCTAAGCGCCGCCATGGAGAGACGCCATGCCGAAGCCTGTCCTCATATTACCATCACAGGAGTATCTGTGCGAGGCGCTGCGCTATAACAAGCGCACTGGTGCTCTTACTTGGCGGCGACGTCCCAGGCATCACTTCCCCAAAGATCGTGGCCAAAGGCTACAAAACTCCAGGTTCGCTGGGAAACCAGCTGGGCGGTTCGACGCTAAAGGATATCTAATTATCTCCATGAACCGCCAAAAGCTCAGAGCTTCTAGAATCATCTGGAAGTTAGTGACCGGTGACGATCCGTCTGCTCAGGTCGATCACAAGAACTTAAACCGCGCCGACAATAGGTGGTGCAACCTTCGCCTAGGGACGAACGCCCAGAACCAATGGAACCGGGGCGTCGGCCGCGCCAACACCAGTGGGTTCAAGGGTGTACATAGGCGTCCGTCGGGGAGGTATCAGGCGCGTATTGGCACGCACGGGAGCCGAATTAACTTGGGCCACTTCCCCACCCCAGAGGGGGCCCGCGCCGCCTATGCCAAGGCAGCGAAGCGGCTGCACGGCGAGTTCGCGAGGAGCGAATGATATGAGCTTCAACCGTGCCGGCAAGCCTGCTGGCTATCTCCGCAAGAACGGGCACATGTACGTCACCATCGATGGCGTCGAATACCGGATGGACCGGATCATCTGGAAGATGATGACGGGCGAGGATCAGGACGAGATTGAGCACATCAATGGCGATAAAACGGATATGCGGTAGGAGAATCTGAGACCCAAGCATAGGCCCGCTGCCCGCACCGAGTGATGGATGAGGAGCGCGAGCTGAGGATGGAGTTGATGCGGATGCAGATCGACAAGGCCAGTTTCGACATGGAGATCGAGCGGCGCAAGCTGACACGGCAAACTGCGGCGATCGTGGTTAGTATTTTGGCGCTGGTGATCGGCGCGTTCGCGGCTGGCGCCGCATGGATGCATTTGCTGGGAGGACGATGATGACCGAGGAGGAGCGCGCCTACTTCGACGGGCTGTTCCGCCAGCTAAATGACAAGATGGAGCGTGTGCTGAACAAGCAGTCGTCACTGGAGACGGACTTCCAGAACACCAAGGGGTTTCTGGTGGCAGACGCGCTGGTGTCATCGCGTCGATGGCTGGATCTGGAGCAACGGGTGGCGACGGTGGAAGAGGAGCTGCGCAAGCGGCGGGGCGGCGAGTGATGGACCGGGAGCTGGAGCAGCGGTTCGCGCAGATGGACCAGCGGTTCACGGTCTTGACGTGGGCGGTGGGGGTGACGGCGGCGCTGACGATCGCGACGCTGGGGACGGTGGTGACGTTGAGTTATCAGCTTGGTCGGATAGCTGGCGAGCTGGGTGTATTGATCAACCACGTAGCGCTGAAGTGATCTGGTCATGGGCGAAATCATTGTCGGCGTTCTATCTGGCGCTCTTGGTGTTTTCCTTTGTTACGTAATGGAAGAGGCAATCTGGGACATCCGACGTCACAGATGGCTGGAACGTAGCAAGCCGTTATGGCAAAAGCTTGAGGAAAGACGCGAGGCCAAAATGGCACGCCGTCTCGCTTGGCGTGGCATTCTCTGGTACATAACCTTAGTCATATCGGGAAGCTGGTTTGTAGGCAGCTATCTTGCTGCCCAAGAATGGGCGAACGGAGGATTCACTGCGCACCCTCCGTCTCAGGCTGCGGCGCATACGCCGCCCCAACACGAGGTCCGGTGATTGCCATGATCTTGGCCGTCCAACGGCGCGTGGCGTCACTCCATTGCGCCGCTCGCCGCGCACTTTGCATCAGATCCTGTGCGATCGCTGGATTGTTGAAGGCTTCGTCAAGCAGCTCCAGCACTTGCGTGCGGCGGCCTGCGTAGAGGTGCTCCATCAGCACGTTAAGGCCAATACCGGCGATGTCGGCGAGCCCAATGCCGGTCAGCGTCTCGCCGCCCATCAGGTGAGCGCCAGCCCAACCAAGCGCTCCGCTAAATGCCTCAGTCGTCACCAACCGCCGAATCGGACCACCGAATAACAGGTCGACGAATCTGTGCTCGCTCATGAGCCGCGTGAATGTCGGGCTACCAATCGGTTTGCCGCGATAGACCGCGTTGTGGATCATAGCAGCGGTATCGGCGACGCGGTCCCACATATCCATCTGTGCTGGCGTATAGGTACCGCTCCGCTCCAGCATATTGCGGTTACTCCTGATCGCATCGCGTAGCTTGCCCATCTGCAACATCTTGTTACCGGTCGAGTCTTCGGCGGCGCCCGCGACCTTGCTGAGCAGACTAGCGGTCAGCCATTGGCGGGTGTTCTGCGCCAGCTCGTCTCTGACCAGAGCGGTGTCCGCAGCGTTGAACGCCGGATCGCCCAATCGTGCCCACTGTCTCCCGATGTCAGAGAGGAACGCATCGACGTCGCGGACGTTGCCTTGAGCCATCCTACCGGTGCTGAAATTGAAGAACCGGTTGAGACCGGAGCCTGGGGTGAGCGTCTGGTTGCCGTAGCTGTTGCGGCTGAAGATTGCGTCGAAGTTGGCGTGACCGAGCGTCTGCGCCTCGCGTTGGGTGAAGGCGCGGGCCTCACGCATATCGCGTACCAACTGTGGATTCGGGCGGATTGCTGGTGTGACGCCTCCGTTATGCCAGACCATTTGTCCGCTCGGATCGGTGCGCCAGCCACGCGGAATGATCTGGGATGGAGCGCCGGCAATCTCTGGTGCTGCCCATAATCCGTCCTGCGCTGCGCGCTGCAGCCGTCCTGCAACAGCACGCACCTCACCGGGTGCCGTATGATCGCGGGCGATACGTCCGAACTGCGATGCGATGCCGTTGATCTGATTCGCTGCAGCGTGGTCAGGCAGCGCGTTGGCTGCGCGGATAACGCTCTGAATACGCCCGTCGCTCAGCGCGTCGGTCATCAGTCCGGGCTCGTTGGTTCTGATTGTGTGGCCGAGATCGTTGACATACGCCTTGGTTGAGTTGGTCGAGACGTTGGGACGGGTCATGTGAGGCGTGTTCCAAAGCCGCCTTTCCTCTCGGCCACTGATCTCCTGGGCGCGCCGAATAGCTTGCTCGGCCCGCGTCGAGGTTGCGGTGATGACGTCCGCTTGGACACCTGGAACATGTCCTGGCACTGCCGTTCGCAGTCGTTCGCTCTGCGCCAATTCACGGGCGATGCGCTGCGGCTGAACGTGGCCGAGCGCTTCACGCTGTTGGGTGGCTGAAGCGAGCCGCGTGCTGCCAGTCGCCTCGGCGGTACTGAGCGGCACGCCAGGAACCGGAGCTGGACGCGGCACAATGCCGCCAGCCCCTGCCAGATCGCTCAGCGCTTGCCCTGCTAACGGTCTAACCCGTGACGTCGGGCGAAATACCGAAGCGCCCCAGCGAATGGCGCCAGGGATTGCCTCTGCAACTGGAGCCAAGGCAGCGCCAGCAACGCCACCAAGGACGGCGCCTTTGGCGCGCTGCTCCAGATCACCTTCGGTCATACCGAACCCACCAGCGGTACCGACCCCAACGCTGGTCGTCACGCCGCGCCCTAATCTTGCGGCTAGCGACGCACCGCGCGCTGCCGCGCCGAACGGAAGAATCATGCTGCCTGCCATACCGAGACCGCTCATGACGGCGGCGGCTTCCGGGTTGGCCTGCTCCCAATCCTGGCGCGCCTGTGCCCAGTCGTTGTGAACGTCCGTGTAGTGCTTGGTGAATGTCGAGGCATCACCAGACTGGATTGTTCTGGCAATCGCCTGTGGGAGCGGTCCCACGATGTCGTCGAACCCCATGGTGAAGGCATGCGATGCCTCGTGCAGGGCCTGCCCTGTCACGGGTGTATTCAGTGCTTTGCTGACCTTGGCGCCGAGATCCTGGTACCACGGCTGGTCCGAGTGTGGCGATGAGCCATCCTGGCGCACGGGTGGCGTGACATTCGGCGGTGGCTGGTAGCCTGCGGCCTTGAATGGATCGTCGGCCTCTACCGTAGGAGTTGGCGGCGGCACAGCTGGTGCCGTTGGCGGTCGCGCTTGCGGCGTTGTGCCAGCCGGAGGCGGTGGAGTGGGTGTTGGCGCTGGAGGAGGCGCACCGAAGCCGGTGGTTGGCTGCTGCGGTGTTCCAGGTTTTGGGGGCGGCTCGGTGAGTTGCGGCCCCACCTTGTAACCCGGAGGCATCCCAGGGAGGTTGGGATCGGTGGTATAGCCCGTCTGCCGTCCCTGCGGGTCGAGCACCGACCAAGTCGGCTGCGAGGGTGACGTGCCTCTGTCATAGCCAGCTGCGGCAAAAGGATCGTCAGCTTCTATGGCCATTTGTAGCCCGTCGGCTTGCGCTGATTGTCAGCGACCTTCAACTGTGGATCGGCGCGCATAGCGATGGCTGCAGCTTCGTTGGCTTCTGCCTGCGTCAGTTTGTAGCGTTGCGCCCAATCGCCGAAGCTATGGCTGTTCAGAATATCGGTCGCGGCTTGGTAGACCTTGGCTGAGTGAACGCCGCCGGTCTTGGTCCATTCGCCCTCCAGCTCTGGCTGCACGGGCGTGTAGGGGTTGTTGACATTATCCTGTCTCCAAGCCTCTGCGCGCTGGTCCATGCGCGTGTAGCCTTGGGCGAAGTCTTGCACCGCCTGATTGCGGACCAGCATGGCGTTCAGCAGCTGACGGATCGTCTCCTGCGGCATGGTGCCTGACGGGCTGGCATGCTGCATCAGCTGGGTGAGGCCCAAGCCTGAGCGTACCCCAGGCATCTGTGCTTCCTGTTGGGTAGCCAGGACCAGGAACTCCTTGATAGCTGCGGCCTGTTGTTCTGGAGTGTCGAGCTTCTTCCCTGTCGCCCAATGCAGCCAATCCTGCATACGCTCTGGCATCCAGGTCTGGATTATGTTGTTGAAAGCGGCGCGCGTGTCGAAGCCAGCCCCTGGGTGGATCTCTTGGAGACGATTGCGGACGTCTAGAATGGTCGGGTTGTTGCGCTGAAGTACGGCTGCATTAGTCCGTGCCTCAGTCGCTGCAGCATAGTCTCTGTTGAGACTGTCCCGATCCTGCGCAATGCGGTCAGCAACGCCGGGACCGACCTCGGGGAGCACTGCCGTAGGCGGCCCTGTGGGGCCTGCTGGAGCTGCGGGCTGCGCGGCGGGTGCTGGTGCTGGGGCGGGCGGCGGAGCCTCTGGAGCAGGCTGTGCGGGCGCTGGCGTGGGTGCTGCGGCTGGTGGTTGCTGCTCGGGCCGCAGCTGCACGCCACGCGCCTGGGCGATGTCCTCGGCAGTGATCGTGTCGTTGCCGCCGACCCGCGTCGCGTACGCCGCAAGCCCACCGATTGTGGTATTCCCTTGCAGAATCCGGTTTGCACGGACCGCTGACTGCAACTCGGGAATATCGGCAAGCCGCGTGTTAGACGGATACCGCGTGAGCGCCTTCAGGCCATCGGCACCGAGTAGGTGCGCAAGGTAGAGGGATTTGCCCGAGACACGCCCACCCTGCTCGGCGATGGAGACCGCGTTATGCGCGGTGAAATTCGCCATCGCCTCGTGTTCATACTGCCCGTTATTTGCCCTGAGGTAGCGGCTCATGATTTCATCGTTCGATAGTCCCTGCGTCAGTTCGGGGTGCATCTCGCGCATCTGGTCGGCGAATGTTCCTGGCATCCACTGATAGATGCCATCGGCGCTTGAGCCTTCCCGGTTGGGCTGTGCAACGCCACCGCTTTCGGCCTGGGCGGTATTGGTGGCGTACGTGACGTAGGGATTGCGGCCCGTAGCACCTGTATCGGCACCCGGTCCTGGGGCACCGGGAGCTGCTGCTGGTCCCGGCGGTGGTGGTGCGACACCCGGCCCCCTGGGCGTGGCTGCGCCGCCAGGGATGCCGCCATACGGCATCGTCGGTGCGCCCGATTGCGCTGCGATCTGAGCAGGTGTCGCGATCTCGGGGTAGAAGCGGTTACCGACCATGTAGCCACGCCCGGTCTTCACCGGCATCTGCCCAGCGGCGAGATTCGGGTCGAACACGTATTGCAGGCCGTTCCAGCTGTAGAAGTGCCCCGCCATCTCGCGGTCCTGGCCCTCTCCCTGGTCTGGCAGCAGCATACGCATGACTTTTTGCTGCTGTTCGGGGTGGTCGTAATAGGTCTGACCATCGACGGTATTGAGGTAACCCTGGCTCCAGAGGCGGTCGACGAGATCATTCCAGCCCTGTCGAGAGTTGACTTCGGAAAGGGCCTGTCTGATGTAGTTGTTGCGGTTAACGCGCGCCTGATTCATGATCGCCATGGAGTTCTTGGGATCGCTCGCCATAGCGGCTTTCACGACGGCGGCGTCCCAGTTCGGCAACATGCCGACGCCTTGCACAAATGTGCCTGCACCTGAGCCTTCGCTCTGGAGTTGCATCGAGCCTGGACCTGCCTGGGCGAGTTGCGTCCTGGTTGTGGGGGGTATTGGGGGACTGACAACTGGCGCGGTTGTTGGCGTAGGTTGGGCAGGCTGCTGTGCAGGCGGCGGCAATGGCTGCTGAGAGACCGGCGTGACCGTGGCTGGCTGGTAAGTGCCTAGGCCGGAGATTGGGGGTCGCTGGGGGAACGCGCCAGGGACGTCCTCGAACGTGCCACCAATCTGTGGCTGCTGCCCGGAGGGCACCGCCTCAGTCGTGCCGAAATAGGGCAGCGTCGACTGGGCAGTCGGCTGGGCAGTCGTGCCGTACGTCGCCAGCATGGCGCTCGCTGGAACTGGCTCCGCCGTTGTGTAACCGAGCACGGCTGTTTTGCCCGAGCCAGCTTCGCCACTATCGGTCGGCGATGGGCCGATGCCTCCCGCACCACTGCCCCCACTCGTCGCGGGGTAACCCGTGCCAGTTTGGGATGTGTGCCAGGGAGGGACCGCTTGGGACGGCGGGGTCTTCGGTGCGTTCAGGATGCCGCGCTGGATCTGGTTCTGGATGTCGATCTGCTCGGCTTCCAACTGCGCCTTGGTCGATAGCGGGCCGTAGTAGCCCGCGCGTGCTTGCGCCTCCTGCGCCTGCGCGCCTGCCAGACCGGCTTGTGCGTAGGTTTGCTGCACCTGCGCGTTGGTCAGCGGCAGCTTCGACATCCAGTCGGCTGCTTGCAGGTTCAGAGAGCCGACCAAGCCGCTCATGATTAGAAGGTTCCTGTGAAAGTATTGCCGCTGTAACTACCGCCAGTAGCTGGGCCGAAGCTGTAAGGTCCGGTGTAGCCACCGATGTTGCCGCCAGTGAACGCGCTGAGGAGATTGCCGATATTGCTGTTGCTGAGCAGACCGCTGCTGCCGCTGCCATACGAGCTACCAGAGCCGGTCAGCCCGGTGATGGCGTTGCTGATGCCCTGATTCAGCAGCCCAGTCGAGGTCGTAATGCCGGTGCCCGCCGCGCTCGCCTGCTGCGCCGACGTCTGTCCCACTTGCTGGCCGATCGTGCCGCCGATCTGCCCGAGGTTGGTCGCCGACTGCGCACCAAGCCCAGACAGGCTGTTCAGCGCGTTCATGTAGTTCTGCCAGTTCGAGCTGGCATAGCCCGCCCCCAGTTTCGACAGCTCCCCCAGCTCTCCCGTCGACAGGTTCAGCCCCCTGGCGGCGGCTCCCGCGCCCGACGACTGCGTCGCCTGGGCCAGCGGAAACGTGTAGTACGGGGTCTGGGTGAACTGGTTCCAGTAGTTCTGCAGGTTCGAGGTGCCAGTGCCACCACCCAGACCGAGACCGCCCATGTACTGCGCCAGCGCCGACTGGCCGCCCGAGATCCAGGGCGACAGGTTGGTCTGCGCGGTGTTGTAGACGCCCTCCTGAAAGCTGAGTGCCTTGTTCAGATAGGACAGCTCGGCTTCCGACGCCTTCTTGGCGGCGTTCGAACCCGTGATACCGCTGAACAGTCCACCCGCTATCGAGCCAACGCCTGCGATCGCGCCTCCTATCACCGCTGCCATCAGGCGATCCTCTTCTGCCAATGGGTTTCAATCGGACGATAGCCAAGGTATCGGAATACCGGCCCCAGATCGCCGCGCCCGCGTCCCGGCTTCACATGGAACTTGACCCGCGCGCAGATCACACTGGCGCCATGCTCACGGACCAATGCTTCGGCAACCCGGAACAGCTTCACCCCGAGCCAGCCCGAGCGATAACGGGGATGGATAAAGTAGAGGTCATCGTCAGCAACCGCACGCCGGTAATGCAGCTGTGGCACGATGATGTAGACCGCATAGCCAATCGGCTCGCTATCTTTGCGAGCCACCACACAGGCCTCCACGCCCGCCTGCTCCAACTTCTCGTACAGCTCCCAGTTCATGTCTAAGGGCACTGAGAGGTCTGCTGAGGCCTCGCGATAGTGCATCTGGAGGAGGTGATCCCCCTCGTGGCGCAGCCAGCTGAATCGCTCCTCGTGGAAGGTGACACCACGATGCCGCGCCAGAAGTCTGGGCGGAGGCGGCAGCGGCACGGTCTGTGCTGATAGGGCGAGCGACACCGATCCCGTTCCTGCAGGTTTGGGTCGGGCCATTCCTATGCCCTGAACCACCCTAATCGGGCGCCCTCAGCCTCGCAACTCGCTCTTCCAACGCCCTGATCCTGGTGGTGAGCTGGTCCACCTCGGTCTGCAGCGTCATGGCGCTTTTGGTGGATGCGGCATGGTTGGCGAGCCGCTCCAAAAACTGCTGATGCTCCGGCGTGCTGTAGACCCCACCCCCCAGACCTATGTAGCCCAGTGGCCGATCCGAGAACGGAACGCCGAAGTTGATGACCGGACGGGTCGCCATCATCCCATACCTTGAGAAAGGTCTTGATATATTGCCACTATATTGCGCCTGACCGGGTCGGTGCATTCCAGCTTGATCACCCGCTGCCGCGCCTGTCCCATCTTCAGCCACCGCAACCGGGTTAGGTACTGCCCCTGCCTGCCGATGCTCCGTGGCTTCACCAATGTCGACCACGTCCTGGCGCCATCGTCCGAGACCGACAGGCGCCAGCTGGGGTGATCCGCTGGCAACGCCGTGTCGGGGTTGGGCGTTCCAACGCCGCTCTCGACGCCGATCTCGAACCGCTTCAGGAACACCCGGCGATTGTCCGCGTGGATCGGCGGCCCGATAATCAGCGCCCGCATCGTGCTGTCGAACTCGGTGAACACGTTGTTGTTCACCTGATCGATGCGCCCGCTCAGGCTGTCGCCCAGCAGGATCTCCGGGTAGGCCTCGACCGAGGAGCTGTTGTTCAGGACGCAGTTGACCCGCCAGCGCCCGATGCTGCTATCAGCGTTGCCATCGAGCCAGCTCTCCCGCTCGTGCCAGCGCTTGGTCGCCAGATCCAGCACCCAGGTCGCCCGCGCCACCGGGAAGTTGAGCACGATCATCTTGTGGCCCATCCAGGTGTAGCTGAACGCCCTGGTATAGCGATGCCCGGTGTAGCCCTGCCACTGGCTCTCGATCGCGTGGTTGCTCTGCCGCTCGGGCACGAACCCGTTCAGCCGGTAGAACATCAGGTCGTCACCGAGGAAGAAGATGGTGTTGTCCTCCAGCACCACCGAATAAGGCGCAATCAGCCCGCGCTGGATCAGAGCGCCGAACGACCGCTGGAAGGGGAACGTCGGCGCCTGATTGCCCGCGTCGTACCAGACCTCGCAGCGCTTCTCACCGAAGATGAACAGCTGCTCGTGGCTGTTGGCGATGGCCACGGTCAAATCGGGGGTCGCCTCCTTCGAGGCCAGCTGTTCGGAGGTGAATGACACCCCGCTGGTGTCGCTGGAATTGACGATCGGCGTGATGCCGTTCCACTGCGGCGGCGCCAGGAAGAACTGCTGCGTGCCGACGCGGTCGAACACGAAATAGGTATCGAAATAGGTGACCGTGTGCGCGGGGAACCAGTTGATGTCGCTGATCTGGTGAACGCCCGTGCTAGCGTTCCAGGTCCATCCGGTAAGGCCGTCCACCCAGCAGATCGTGGCGCCGTTGTTGTCGATGCTGCAACCGTTCACGCTGACCGAGGTGCCGCCAAGCCATGTCGCGTTGCCCGTATGGTCGATGCGGTAGAAGTTCTTGGTGGTGACCGCATAGACGAGACCGCCCATGGTGGTGAAGGCCATGACCGGGTCCGAGCCAAGATTGGCGAATGGGGCGGTACCGGGGTGCATCCACACGGCCACCGGGGACTTGCTCTTGGCATCCTGGATCGACTGCTCGCAGAACATATTAACGCATCGGCTCGCGTTGAACGGAGCCGAGTTGCTCTGGTAAGTCTGAACGAGCCAGTCGGTGATCTGCGGCATCAGGTGTTCCGCTGATCCGGGAAGTTGCTGACGCCGAAGTAGATACTCTCCGGCTCCCGATCCCAGGCCATGCACGAGGCGATCTTGGCCGCAGCGATCGACTGGATCATCTGAAACCGCTCCGCTGGAACATCATACTCCGGCGCAAGCTCCACAGCTAACTGATAGCGCAGGCAGGATATCCACTCCTGCGGCAAATCTGCCGTATCGCTCTGCGAGACGAAGTCCTGCAACGGGCGCTGGGCGGTGAAGGTCATGGCGGTCCCGACGTTGATCGGATTCGGCCAGACGTTGATCAGCCCCCGGACCAGTTGGGGGTCATAGAAGAACGCGGTGATCTCTCCCAGCGAGTCCTTGTTGGGGATCGCGCCGTAGTCAATGCGGCTGTAGATCGCCATTGGCGTCTCGATACGCGGCGGGATGCCGGTGTTCCCGGCAAAGATCAGGCGCCGCCCTGCGGGCACCTTGAGCGGGCGCATCAGGTCGGTGGTGTAGTCGAGCACACGGGCGCCCGAGGCGGCCTGGGACGGCATCGGCGTGACCAGATTGACGGTACTGCCCGCCACCGAGCCGACGCGGCTCCAGAACAGCGTCGGCGGCGTCTGGCCCTGCTGGTCGAGCACGATGCCGATCCAGTCCCCTGCCAGGATGGTGTTGCGGGGATCTGTCGTCGCCGCGACCTGGATGCTGGTGGCTCCTGCCAGCGCCGGGGTGGTGAGATAGGTCTGCAGCCAGTCGTTCGCGGGACAGGCGTGGTCGGTGGTGCCTGGACCGATGGCGTAGGTGCGCTGCAGAGGCTGCAGGAACAGGATTGCCTCGATCTCGCTCCAGACGTGGATGCCGCTGGCCTGGAAGTGCATCATCAGCCCGTTCAGGGCGTCCAGGGCGTCATCGTATTCCTCGGCGGGCGGCGTCTCGCCTGACTGGATGGCGCTGATCAGGCGCATTGCGCCTGTGATGATCTTGTATGATGGGGGGTTCCAGCTGTAGTCGCCTGAGGTTGCCATGACGCCCGTCTATGCCTCACACCGTCTGGAAGTGGCGCCGCTCATGCTACACACCCGCTACTGCGGCCCACGTACCTGCTCCTGCGCTGACATAGAGCCGTGCGCCAACGCCACCACTGGTATTGGAATAGATCGAACCGACCGGCTGTGTGCTGGCAGGTGCCCCAGCGCCCGATGTCCATGTCGGTCCTGAAGCACCTTGCCGGAACTGGGTATTTGCCTGAACGGTAGTCGTTGATATCAGGGTGGCGCCCGTGATGCCACCGGCAGTGTCGAACGTCACGGCGGTTGCCAGTGATCCGGCTGAGGAACAGACACGAAGCAGCAAGTTGCCGTCAGACACCGCATTGCGCACGTCGTGCGAGAACATCCAGCCGTTCTTCGCCGTGTTGACTCGCTGTATGGCAATAGCAGCGTCATAATAGACATTCAGGCCGAACGCACTGAGCGCACCCGAGGCGCTGCCAGTTGCATAATACGCCAGGAATGGATCGCTGTTGGCGACGACGGTATCACCGATCTGCAACATCTGCGCCGAGCCGGTGTTCAGCGCCAAAGTCTGACGCACATTTAATGCGCCGGTCGCCGTACCGCCATTAACCTGCAAAATGTTGACGCCGTCATCCGTGGTTGTTCCGAATAGCCAGCGCGCAATTCCGGACGTTGGTGCGGTAACCCGCGCCTGCTCCACATCGTGCGTACAGAAAATCAGCCCGTCATACCCCGCTAGGATCGTGCTGCGGTTATAAGTCCCATACGTCGTGTTGAGATAGGTATCCGCATTGCCGACACCACCGATGCGTGCGCTGTTATTGTAAAACAGAACCAACGCGCCATCCGCCGTGTTGGTGTTACCGCCATTCAGCACGATACGCCGCTGGCCGGTGCCGTCACCAATACCGATCTCGGCGCCAACCGGATTGAGTGCGGCGCCGGTAGCAATTCCCACCTTGTCACTGGGGATCAGGATGCCATGCGATGCGCCCCACAACGTCATGATCTGGTTAAACGCGCCGCCAAATCCGGCGGCGCTGTAGTTGCCGATCGCACCAATTGTCGTACCAGCAGCGGCAAACAGCATCGCAGCTCCATCAGCAGTCGCTGAGTTACCACCATTCATATAAAGACGCTGTGAACCTGTACCGAGACCGGCGTGTATCGTGTAGGCCGGAAACACACCATTTCCGACATAGACCGCCAACCGGTCGTTCGGCACCACTACGCCATTTCCACCGCCATAAATCGTCAGGTGTGCATCATACGCACCACCCTTGACCGCACTGTAATTGCCGATGATCCCGCCGACCGTGCCGCCATACTCAAACTGGAGTTGCGCCCCATCATTCGCGTTGGTGTTGCCGCCGGAAATGATAATCTTACTATTGCCCTGCTGATCGCCTGACGTGATATCGTTCTGGAATAGGCAGGCCCCGCCACCGCTCACCAGCGTATTCTGCAGCGCCGACGGCCCCATCATCATGGCCGCATGCAGCGGGAAGTCCACATACCCCGTGTATACAGAGTTGAACGTGGCGCCGGTATCGAAATACACCCCGCCGACCGTGGGGCTGCCCATCGACTCGTCATACAAGCCGAGATAGCTGATGATGTTGCGGTTCATCGCGGCGCCGATCATCGCCACGGCATAGGGGTAGTTGACCATCTCAACGAAGCCGCCCGAGATGATGTTGCCGTGAGACCCAAGTGAGATGCCGTAGAAGTAATAGGGTGCGCCTTGCGCCTTCGCGGAACCGCAGTTGCGGTTGACCGTGCAATTCCTGACCACGACGATGTTCGCGGCCTCGCCGAACTGCACGCACTCGCGGATGCTATCAAATTGGCAGTTCTCGATTGCTGAACCATAGCCTTGGAACCCGGCTAGCGGGTTATCGGTCTGCAACGCTCCAGAAGCTGATGACGTGATCCCACCAAGCCGGATCGCATCCTGCACGCAGGTCTGACCATTGTTCGCCTGATTGCCGAGAAAGCGGCAGTTGTTGACCTTCAACACCGTGTTGGTGGTCTGGATGAACAGATAATTTGACGTCCCGCCATCGATGAAAGTGATGCTGTCGATCTCCAGCGTGCCCATGCCGCGCGTGTCGATCTTGGCGACGTGGCCGAAGGCATCGCCGCCGCCATAGCGCATGTCGATCACGGTGCCGCTGCCGGCCTGCTGCGGGAAACTCTGTCCATTCCATCCATAGTTCGCGCTCACACCACGCAGGCTGATCGGGCGCTGCATCGGCTGAACACCGGTACCGCCCATATTGGTGTAGGGAATGTTCATTGCCCCTAGCATCAGGCACGTTCCGTGCGGGAACTGAAGAATGCCGCCTCCTACGGAGCAGATATAGGAAATTGCGTTGTTGACTGCAGCGGTGTCGTCGGTTGTGCCGTCGCACATTGCGCCGAAATCGAGCACGTTTAGCGCAACAGCCGCGCGATCCTGCGCCGAACGGGATGTACTCGCTCCGGTCGCCGTGTAATTCAGCGCCCCGGTCACTGTCGCCGCACCGGTCACTGTAACCGCACCGCCGCTCGGATTGAGCACAAGTGTTGCCGCGCTCGCCGTCATCGTCACGTTGAACATCGGCTCCAGCGTCTTCGTAGTGTTATCGCTGGTCACCAGGGGTGGTGGGAACGGTTTGTAATTGGTGCCCGCTCCTGTGACGTTCACCGTCAGGATACGCCATGCGGCGGTGGTGATAGCAGCACCGGTACCAGCGCCACCGGTCACTGCTACCGGATTTGCCGGCAGCACGGTGTAGGAGCCGGGCGTGTAGGTGAAGTCGATGATAGCGCCGTTGGTATCGACAGCAGCCACGGTCGCAGTCGCCGTCGTTGTAAATGTACCGCCAACCAATGTCAGCACATTGCCGACCGCATACCCGGTGCCGCGATTGCCGACGATCGACTGCGCCCGGCGCAGGCCCATCGTGGCGACTGTTGCGGTCGCCGTCGTGCCGCTGCCAGCCGGCGCCGACACGGTGAGCGCCGGGATGGATCTGAACTCTCCGCCCTTGACGACAGTGATCGTGTTGACCACTGCGGTCTGTGCCTGCACGCCGTCGCGGGTCGTCAGCGTCGTGCCGGTGACCGTAAGACCACCGATATCCCCCGCACCGCTGATTGCCGCACCGGTCTGCTTGTAACCGAAATAGTTTAACTGGATGTTGGTGAAGTCGATCCCCACGGCGGCTGCTGCCGCACGTGATCCGGTCGGTTGCAGCAATGTGGCGTAATTGCCAAGGATCGTTCCGGTGGGTTGCAATGGCCAGTAGCCATTGTTGACGCCGATGGAGTAGGCCACGTCAAAACCGGGTGGCGTTGCCGTTAACCCATTACCTTGGGTAGCTACACCAAAGGCTGCATCCATCAGCCACGCGGCAGTTGTGCTGGTGGACCACTCGACGGTCCAAATGCCAATCCGATTGATGGCGGGATGATACAGCGAGAGATCGGTCTCAATCCCGGTGAGAGCACGATAGCCGTAGGAGCCGATGCTGCCTGCATCCCGGTTCAGTGCCAATACGTCCAGCCCGTAGTTGTTGCCGCGCTCATCGCCCGGCGAGCCGCCATTCCAGTAATCGCATTCCAACCATGTTGAGAGACCCGTATAGAATGCTCCTGCACCAGTCGCGGTTGGTGTGTCTCCTTGCATCGTCATGTTGATGTTGACGCCGTCGCGACCGCCAGTCATCACGCTAGGAGAGCCGCCGCCGAACGCGCTATTGAACTCGAACGCAACCGCGCCGCTTGGTGAGTTAACACGATCGTTGTCGACATTGAACGTCCACCAGTTCGGCGCGCCGCCGCTGGTAACGTTGCCGAAGAACTGGCTGTGACCGACGAATGCCACCCCAGGCGCGGTGCCGGTATAGGTCTGCAGCTGGTTGACGGTGAGCGAACTTTGACCCGACGGTGTGCTGGCGGCCGCCAGTTTGGGCGCCGTCAAGGTGCCGGTCATCGTTCCGCCAGAGATCGGGACGAAGCTCCCAAGTGAGGCAGTCGCTGCATCGACGTACTGTTTGGTGACCGCGCCGAGCGCTGCTGTTGGATTTGCTGACAGGATCAACGGGCCAGTCATAGTTGCGCCAGCAATCGGGACATACAGTGACGCAGCTACACCATACGGTGCCCACTTGGTGCCGTCCCAAGAAAAGATCCCGTTCGGTCCGGTGAATTGCTGGCCGGTGGTCGGAGAACTGGGGAAATCAAGCGGCATCGCGTCACCTATGCGGTAGTACTATCAGTCAACAGGCCGTAGCTGGCCAACGCCGTCAGTAGGTTCTTGATCGCAGTGTTGCCCGCGCATGCACCCGATATCGTCGGCTTGGCGATCGGGGTCGCGCTGTTGAACCCTAAATTGGATGTGAACTGCAACCCGCCAGTGCCGGATGCAGAAACTGTCGCAACACTCGACGTAGCAGCTCCTGCCGTCAGGGTGACGGCATTGCGCGTCGCATCTCCAACACGTATGCCACCAAACAGTGCTGTTGTCAGGATGATATCAGCTCCGTCCGACCATACTTGCGCAACATATGCCGGTGGTATCCAATACGTTGTTCCAGCCTGCCCAACCACGCCCCAGTTATGACCGCCCGTCGTGCCGTTCCGTATCCACCAAGTTTTCTGATATCCGCCTGCCGGTATCTGACCAGATGCATCCGCAGCTAACGATCCGATGAAATTAACAAACGAAACACCTGTGCTAGCGGACGTGTACACGGTCCCGTTGGCAGCAGTCGGTGTGGTCGAGCCTAGCATCCGCGCAGCAAACGCCGTCGTCGCTGTGTTGGTCGTGTTTTCGTCACCAATGGCCTGGGTAACAGCCGAGCCGATGGTTGGCTGGTTACTACCACCGTTCAGCGACCACATAATGTTACCGTCGCCAGCATAACCTGCCGGTGGTCCTGAGCCAAGCGGTCCAACCTGTCGCAGCGCGGCCATCTGATACGTGCCGCCATAGTACTCGCAATCCACGATGCTCTGATACGTTGGCGTCGTCCCTGGAACTGTGTAATAAACCACATTGCTGCCGATATAATTATTCTGGCCAGCTACGATAATTAGACTGCCTGCCGATTGAGGATTGATGAACCGGTTGCCTTCTACTACCATACCGGTGGCAAATCCCTGTGAACGCGAATAATTTCCAGTCCCGCCGGTCGCACCAGCTACGGCAGCGGATGGTAACTGTATCGTCAGCGTGTTCGCGTCTACCACCGACAGCACGCGCACTTCATTGCTATTATACGGAATGCCGGTAAAGGTCACACCGTCGATCGTCATGTTCGGCACGTGTATCCAGGCACCGTTGATTGATACGTCCGCTACCATGCCATGGCTGGGATAGGCCAACGTTGCCGTCGTGCTGCCTGCTGTAGTCGTGATCGGATTGGTTAGAGCGACGGCACTGCTCCCTACAAGACTAATGGTTAGCACAGTTCCATTAACGTTGGTAAAAGTGTTGCCACTGAAAATGCTACCGAACGTGTTGCCCCGATGCACGATACCACCGTTGCCGGTCCCGGACACACCGATGTAGTGGTTGTTCACGAACGCGATGCGCCGGCTGACGCTTCCATAGCCCAGACTATCGAAATTGCTGACGCAAGTACCGGTGTTGGTGCCATACAGTTCGAACACATTATCCGCGATCACGATATCGCTGGTCGTGCCGCAATAGGTAACAGGTGAAGCCTGGGTCGTCGGCACGGCATTCATGTTGATCGGGTTCATCGATGCGCCACCGTTCGGCAGCATCCGCACCGTGTTTGATATGATGCGGCCTCGCGTCAGTGTATCCCAATGATCGTGACCAATTACACAGTTGGTTGAGACATTTCCACGTATCTCGAAATCATCACAGCCGATCAGCGCAGTCGGGTTCATACCAATGATTTGGCCTTGGAACTTACAGTTCAGAATTTTCACCTGGGTTGCCAGCGCGAAGCAGATCGTCTTGGCGCTGCCACCAGTATTCTGCGCACCGGCATTGATCTGTAAGTCACGTACGATAATATCGTGATCGATCTGGTTGGCGGGCGTTGTCTGCACATAATAGGTGGCACTCAGCTTCTTGAATTGGCCACCCGGCCAAATAAAGGCATTATAATTCGAAATCACCGCACCTATCGTAGTTGAACCCTGCGAGCCAACAATACCGCAGTTGATGATTTCGCTCGACGCGCCATTACCCCACATCTCGGTTTCTGAATACAGCAGGATCATGTTGCCAACTGCGTAGCGTCCGCTCGGTACATACAATCGACCACCACCAATAGCATTGATCTGATTAGCAGCAGCCTGAAACGCCGACGAGTTGTTGGTGCCCCATGCTACGTAGCACGCAGAATTGCTGAACGGCGTACCGATACTCGCATTGACTGTAACCTGAGTTGGCGAAGTGTAAGCTGTGATTGTAACAAAGTTCACCCACGGCGATGCCGGTATTATCCCAGGCCCGGTCGCTCCCATCGCGCCAATGATTTTACCGACATCACTGGATACGAACAGATTGGCACCAACCGTTACCGCATTGCCGGTCACACTCACACTAGTGGTCGTAGTCTGCGCGTCAGCCTTCGCGCCGTAATCTAGCACATTGATGCTATCCGCCGCACGATCCTGTGCCGCTCGTGCTACCGAACCTCCGGTCGCGGTATAATACAGCGGCCCTGTAACTGGTGCTGGCGACGGTGCGTTGAAGTTGTTGACGTTGATCCACTGCTGCGAGTTGCCATCGTCGTACCACATATACAGCAGGCCGCCTGTGGTATCGAACCACAGCATGCCCACCAACGGGGTTGTCGGCGGCGTAGCGCCGACAATAGCGTTAGCACCAGCGCCTGCCACGCCAGCCCACTTCGTGCCGTCCCATCGATATACGGTGTTGTTGGGGCCGGAGACGGCTTGGCCGATGGTGGGGGTGTCGGGGAAATCGAACAAAGCTATGGCCTCCCTACCAGGGCTTCGAGCACCTCAATCCGCGCCGCCAGCTGCTGGATCGCACCGACACAGCGGGCCAGGATCGGGGCCAGATCGAGTGACTTGAACAGCTCTGGCTTGCTGCCGTCCGCCAAGGTGGGCGAATCGGGGACGATCACACAGTCGCTGGCATGCTCGAGCAATTCGTCCGCAATCAGCCCGTAGGGCGCATGACGCTCGATCTCGTCAGTTGGCTCGCCCTTGACCCGCTTCAGCCAATCGAAAGCATGCACCCGGAACCGCATGAGATCTGCCAATGCGTCGCCGGGTGCGGAGATGTTGGTCTTCAGCCTGTGGTCGGAGAACGGAGTCGCGGACCAATACATGTTGCCGTGCGTGTTGGTGTAAGCGAACATGATGCTGGAGCCAGCTGCGAACCCGACGTAGTCACCAGCGATGCCGGTGTATTGGATGCCGTAGTTGAAACCGACCTGGACCGTGCCGTTGATAGTAGCGTTGCCGTCACATTGCACGTTGCCGGTGGAATGGACGGTGCCGCCCTGAACGGTACCGCCCTGGATGGTGCCGCTGACCGTCAGAGACGGGGCTGTGCCGGGGCCGTTCGAGGCAAAGCCTCCACCCCCGAATGTGGTCACTCCGGTGGAGCGGGGGATAGACATTGGAACGTCTAGAAAGGCGCCCGCATCGTTGTAACGAGCGATGGCAAAGTCTGAACCGGCATTGCTGCCGCTTTCAGCGGCACTGTTACCTATCTGAAGCAGCCAACGAGCGTTGGCACCAGTAAGACTGACAAGCTGCCGCGCCTGCCCTGCGTTGGCTGTCAAACTGATCTGGGCAGCGGAGCCTGCGGTGCGGGCGTCCAGCGCCACCTGCGTGGCGGGGCCTGTGAACGTCAGGGTGTTGGTCATGGTGCCGCCGGTCGTCAGCACACCACTCGCGCCCGACACGTCGCCAGAGGTCAGTGTGACCGCCCCGGTACGGGTGTTAAAGCTGGAAACGCCAGCCGCGACGCCCGTCCCACTCGACGCCGCCGTCACGCGGCCCTTCGCGTCCACCGTGATGTTCGCAAAGGTATAGCTGCCTGCGGTGACACCAGTCGTCGGAAGGGCAGGGTTTGGGTAAGTGCCCGAGAGATCCCCGCCAGCGGTAGCCCCCACGGCCAAGCGGCTGGTGTCTGACGGGTGTACGTGGTCGCCACGAGCATATGCCGTCGCAGTGCCCGCTGCTGCGGTGCCGTCCATCAAGGGCGGCGTGGTCGACGGCACCCCTGCGGCATGGACATCGACGTATTGCTTGGTTGCTGCGCCGAGTGCCACCGTCGGGTCCGCTGCCAGGATCAAGGGGCCTGTAAGGGTGCCTCCAGAGAGGCTGAGATATCCACCAATGGTGCCGACATTGGTCGCCACCACCCACTCTGTAGACGTCGGATCGGTGTACCAGACGTAGAGCTGCACATCGGTCGTGGAAAACCATAATTGCCCGGACTGCGGCGTCCCCGGTGGGCTGTCCCCTACGTAGGCATAGGCCGCGCCGCTACCGCCGCCAGCGCCACCGCCTGCAACGCCGACCCATTTGAAGCCATCCCACCGGTAGGTGGCTCCATTGGACCCGGTGACGGTGGTGCCAGACGCTATCCCGGACGGAAAGTCGTAAATGGTCAGTCCTCCTCAGTGTTTGACGCAGGCATTGGTTGACGCGTCGGAGGCCGTGGCGGTGGCATCGGCGGCTGCTGCGGCTGAAGTTGGCTGACCAGCTTGGTGATCAGGTTGCGGCTTGCTAGCTCGATCAGGAAGCAGACAACGTTCCACTCCTGCGCCTCCATAGTGGCGGGGAGCGGGCGAGTGGGGAGGAAATTAGTCTGCTGTGGCGGCTCGGGAGGCATGTCCATTATCGCATTCTCCTTAGGGCAATCCTGGTTCCGTTCATGTCACACACCCGCCACGGCATTCCAAGTACCGGCGCCGGCACTGACGTAGAGCCGCGTACCGACCGCACCATCCGTGCGCAGAAACAAACTTCCCGCAGGCTGAGTTCCGGTCGCAACGCCCGTACCACTTCGGATATTCGGTGCGCCCGACGCGCCGATTGTCACGCCGGTACCGCTGCCGTTCAGTATGATGTTCGTGCCGTTCAGTGTGTAGGTCGAGCTGGTGATTGTCATAGGCGCTGAGGCAGTGCCTAGGTTCAGGAAGCCCGAGCCACGCGATACGATATTCACGCTGGCGTTGGTCGGGCCTTGGGCCTGCATAACTATGCCGCTCGCGCCGTTTGATAATTGGAAATATGCGCCTGCTCCAAGGTTGGACAGTATGAATGCCGGCTGCGCCACGCCAGCTATTGTGTAGTAAGTGTGTTGCAAATTCAGATCATCGCGCGAGAAGATCACCTCGTCGCCAACCGGCGTGTATCCAGCGCCTCCGGTCGGTATGCCAACAGTGATCGTGCCAAGACAGTTCAGCATTGCGGCACGCGAGAACATGCCCGCCGACTGGCTCAACCGCAGCGGACCGCTGACATCCTCTACGCGCAACTGATGCCGGCTGGCGTTGTTCACCGCCAAGCTGTCTGCCAGCGCGTAATAATAGAAGCACGGCATCCCCTTGATGCGCATCCGGTAACCGCCGCCAACCTGCGACTGCGGACGGATAGCGGTCATGGTCAGCCGTGGATTGCCAGCACCATCGGTCAGTCCGTTCTGCAAATCGAATACGTTGTCATGGATGGCAACCGTTCCCTCCAGCGTCAATTGCTGGTTGAACTGCGCGCTGGTCCAGTCATTACACAGCGACAGCACCGACAACGTCGCGGTGTTCGGTCCAAGATAGCTCACCCGATTACCGACAATCCGGATTTCGGACGGTAGCGTGACCGCACGCAGCGTATCATAGACCGAACCTGCCGAAGGGCCGGACAGGTTCATCAGTTCGACCACGGCACTCGCACCAATCGACGATCCGGTATTGTCGATGACGATCTTGCAGCCGCTCAGCTCGAACAACCCGTACATCTCGTAGAGATCGCTGCGCAGGCCCATCACGCCGAGCGCCGACCCGGTCAGCGTGATCGTGCAATTCCGCACCCGGCAGTTGCCGCCACTGAACCACAGCGCCCGATCACTGCCGCCCGAATAGTTCAAAGCAACCAAGGCACCATCGACATCGATGTCATGCCCCCAATGCGCACCGATGCCGCCATCGAACGAACCGCCGCGCACCCGGATCATGTTGCCGGATTGCGCGTCGATGCCGCGCCGCGTCTTGCGGGTCTGACAGTCGATATAGCTGATGAAGTTAGACCCGCCGTTGTTGAAACCGTAGTTCGTCGTGCCGGAACCCCGGATATTGTCCACTACGCACCGCTCGAACTGGACATTAGTCGTGTTGGTACAGACGAACCCCTGCTGGATGCCGACCGTCGCACAGTTCGACAGGATCTGGCAGCCGCGCATCGTGACGTTGGCGCGGTTGATCGTCACAACCCGGTTACGCTCACCGCCGGTATTGCCGCCGGGCGGGTCGCTCATCACCACGACAAGGTTCTCGATCGTGATCTGGCTACGCATCACCTGCGCGGTGACCGCGGTGCCCGTCCCCGGCCATGTCAGGGTATCACCGATCGGCGGATAGATATCGCCGGCATCGCTCCACACAGTGAAACCAAGCTGTTGAGTAAACGCCGTGCTGCCATATCGGCCAATCAGTGCATCCGACTGGGTGATGTAGACATACTGCCCGCGTCGTCCGCTCAGGCCGGTGATCTGCGGACTGCCGCGATACAGATCGCTCCATCCGGAATACTCGCCCGACGCTACCGTAAGCAGGTCGGCAGCAAGATACTGAATGGTGACAACCTGCGTGCTTTGGCCGTTGTTCGTGGCAAGTATCTGCGCACCCGGTGCAGCCCGTCCTGACGTGTAAAACGTAAGCCCATCCGCTGTAAGTGTCTTTGGCAGAAACCAATCCAGTTGATTATCCCGGCAATAGTTCAGATAGGTCTGAAAGTTAGATGTCTCATCCGTGCCGTTGAACAGCACACCGAAGTCATACGCAGAAGCATACCCGATGCTATGCAGCCTGTTGTCAGCGTACTGCTTGGTCGCTGCGCCGAGCGGAGCGGTCGGATCGGCGTACAAGATTAGCGGTCCCGACATCGTCGTGCCGTTGATGGGTACGTAAGACCCGCTTGCTCCGAAGTTGTTCGCGACGACCCACTCGCTCGACGTCGGATCGACATACCACACATACAGCTGGGTATCGATGCTGTTAAACCAGAACTGGCCTGGGTTCGGCGGAGAGGGCGCCACATCACCGACATAAGTCCCGCCGTTGGTGACGCTGCCGGTGCCCGCGACGCTCGTCCACTTCACGCCATCCCAATAGTACAGCTCGCCCTGGCTGCCCGTGACGGTGGTACCAATCGGCGGATTGTTCGGGAAATCAAACGGCAATGGCTTATCTCCCCTCGAGCTGACGCTTCAGCGCGTCCAACTCGGTCTTGAGTTCCTTGATCGCATTCACCGCCACCGCGAGGATCATGCTCTCCTGGATTGCCTTGGCATCCGGCAGATCGGGCATCGGCATCGTGGTCACTGCCTCAGGCAGCACCCTGGCCAGTTCATCGGCGTCGAAGCCGATCTCGCGTCCGATATTGCCGCGTCCCGCGCGCATGAACCCGATCGGCGTCAGTCGTTGCAGAACGTCGAGACCTTCTCTCGCGGGCACAATGCTCTGCTTCAGTCTCGGATCAGAGACATTCGTGTAGGGGCCATTACCGCCGGTCCACGAGATCACGTTGTAGCAGGTGCCGCTCTGGCCGTTCCAATACCACATCGCGTTGTTGGCAAACGCCCAATACCCGATGTCGGTGGTTAGATCCATGGAAATGTAGTTTGAGGCGCTGAAGGAAAAGCTTCGTGTGCTGCCGGTCTGGAGTATGCCAAACGAGCTGTCGCCGTAGGCATAAACTTCCGAACCAGCCGCGATCAGGCCAGCCGCAGATATGAAATCGGCTGCATACAGTTTGTCGCCAGAGACGGTGTCGCTGGCGGCGATGGCACCGGTACTGACGATGTACGGTGCAGTGAGTTGGGATGTCGTATTAATTGTGGGGGCATTGATGGTGGTGGCATTGACCGTGCCGGTAGTGACTGAGCTGTCCACCCATAGATTGCCAGCGCCGGTCAAATACATCAGCACCCCGGACGGACCATACCAGGAGCGGGTACCGTTGGTGGCGTCCCAGTAATCATACCACGCGTTCGGGGTGGCGCTTTGGAACTGCTGGATCTTGCTGCCATTGGGGGCGACGCTGAACCACCAGTCAGTGGCAGTGCCTGGGCCTTGGATATAGAGCGTCGGCGTGGTGATGTGCTGGCCCGCGTAAAGAACCCCAGCGACGTTTAACCCGCCCGTGACCGTACCCCCTCCGAGCGGGAGATACGCTCCCGTCATGCCCGAGTTGTTGGCAATCACCCACTCCGACGAGTTCGGATCGGTGTAGTAGACGTACAGCTGGGTGCCGACGTTATCGAACCATAGCTGCCCCCCATACGGATTGCTCGGCGGCGTCGCTCCGATCTTGACCGCACCAGCTGCCGCGAACGCCTGCGCCAGCGTCATCTGTCGGGTGCTGGGCGTCTGCCCCGCCTGCCACGCCGCCATCGTGTCGGTGGGCTGCGGCGCAATCGCAGGCGGCAGCTGCCCGATCGTGATGATCGTCTCGGTCACTGTCCCTGTCGGGGACGGCCACGCCACTATCGTCTCCAAGGACTGCGGCGGCGCAGGAGGTCCAACAGTGAAGAGTGCTGCGCTCATGTTGTCGCCGATATGAAGTCGCCTGCGTCGTCCAGGATAAATTGCTCGACATCGGTCCCGAGCACCGGGATCGTGGTCAGCCCGCTCGGGCCAAGGTCGATGACCACATTCTCCAGCGGATCGCCGTAGTTCCCGGTCATGCCGAAGTCATTGTACGGACCACCCACACCAACCGGCAGGGGCGGCGTCAGCCAGAGCTGATTGCCCGCAATGTAGTAGACGACAGGATAGTACGGCTCGCCGCTGTCGAGCATGACATAGACGCGGTCGCCCAGGTTGAAGCCCGCGACACTGTCCACTGTGATAACGCCTTCCTGGCGCGGCGTCTTGGCGGTCACCCAGGTGGCGACGATGACGAACTGGTTGGGCTGCCTCGGACGTGCCTCTGGCACCGTCTGGTCGTCGTATATTCCGCGAACGAAATCCTGCGGGTGCTGCGCTTCCCAGCGCTTCGTCTCGACGATCAGGTTACCGGTCTGGCCGCCGGGGATCTTCCTGGCACGCGAGCGACGGACCTTGAACCCCGAGATATCATCGAGGATGTAGTAATCTGCCGGCTTGTAGAACCACGCCTCGGTCACGACGCACTCTCCAGCCAATGCACCGAGATATCCCACGACCCGCCGGTAAGCCCCGAGGTCGCAATGCACAGCGTGTTGGTTGCCCCACGCAACACCGCCAGCTCTTGCGTTCTGGGTGTCGGTAGCCACACCACAGCGATCGTGGTGCCACCCTGATTGGCGGCTGACATCTGATAATTCTGGGCGCGGATAGTGCCGACCGTCGTCCCCGCCACGGGCGCCGTCCCGTAAGCGGTTACCGAAGCGGTCGCGGGCGGATCTAACCCATCAGAGGGAATTACAGGTACCGTCGTGGGCGTGCCCCCGGTATTGAGGCTGGACCGCAGGACCAGCGACATATCGACCGTCGTGGCATTGTTCGTCTGCCCTGAGATCGAAACACGCTGCACACGGACGACCTGCGAGGCGCTCCCAGTGAGACAGAAGAGATCGCCCGCCGCAGTATTGGCTAGATTGACCATGGCAGCCGAGTAGTCGGGCGGGTTCGAGAACGACGACCAAGCACCGCACCAGTCAGTAGGATGGACGATCGGCCACAGCGCATTGAAGCCAGGAAGCAGCGGTGACGCAGCTGGAGGAAGTCGCAAACAGAGCAGATTAGGCCCGGTCTGCTGGCTGTACGCACAACTTGAGCACGCTGGTGTGATGCCAGCACGCTCGCTCATTGCTCGAACCGCCCACACCAGTCGTCCGCCGTCACCGTGGGGTAGTAGCTCTCCCCCGGCCGGTGGACGTTGCAGATCGGCGGCTCGTAATGGCACAGCCACCGGTCCGCCGCCCGCGCAGGCTCCGACCAGCGGCAATTCGGACAGCGGTTGGGATGCGCCTCGGCACGCTCCTCAAAGCGCGCGGCGGTCTCCTCTATCTCCGCGAGGGCGTGGCGCCGCCGATGCTGCGAGTGAGACATTCATCTCTCACTGATTGGGCAGGTTCTTGGTGAACGTCGCGATGATCGTATAGGTCGAATTGGCCGCCGCGCCCAGGGTTGTGAACAGGATCGACCCGGTGGCGCCCGCCGTCCCTGGAGGCACCACCAGCCCACCGAACCCGTTGCGCTCGCCCAGGAAAGTCCAGTGATCCGATGTTCCCAATGCCAGCAGATCCACATTGGCCGTCGCCTGCCACATGATGCGCAGCGCCATCTGGCTGATCGAGAACTTGATCTCGGTCATCGCCAGATGGGTGCCCGGATAGAGCATCTGGCCCGACATGCGCCAGCCCAACGGCCCCGTCGCGGTGGCGTCGACTTTTACGACGGCCACCTCACCCGTGGCATCGGACACATTCGTGAATTTCCCGACCGCGAATCTGGGACCGTTCTCGAGCCACTGGGTGGTGACGCTATCGGCCATGGTTCAGACAATCGCCTGACCAAACATGCCGACATTGACGCCGTAGCAGCCCGCGCCGTTCCAGGTCGGCGTCATCGCCTGCAGATTCGGGTGCTGGTAAAGCGTCCAGCGCTTGGTGCCGTCCGAGGCGTTGGGGGGCGCCCAGGTGCCCTTGGGATCGCCGGTCAGGGCGGTTGGCGGCGAGGTGGTGACCCCATTCACCAGCGTGCCGGTGCCGTAGTGCTGGACGTTGTTCCAGAACCCTTCCAGCGCGCTGATGGTGTTGCAGAAGAACGGCAGCCCAAAGACGTCCGCCTGCCCCACCGAGACGTTCGACCCCGACAGCGTGCCGGTGCAGACCACCGAGATAATCGCCTTGAAGGTCTTGGTCGTCACCACGCTGCCCGCGTTGGCCATGGTCATCGTGGCATGCTGCAGATAGCCGTACATATCGAGGCCGGTGATCGTCACCGTGGCGCCACTGTCATTGCCGACGCTGGTGATCCTGACCGCGCGCGCCAGCATGGTGGTGCCGTCGTAGCAGCCGGTGAGCTGCCTGCCCTGGCCGAAAAGACGGTAGGTCGGCGGCCCGTCGATCCAGCGCTCGGCGCCGGTTGTGACGTACAGGCCAGACAGCGTGACTGGCGGCCCGCCACCTACAGTGATACCGCCGCCGGTCGCAGGGATCAGCGTCATCGGCGTGCCCGACACCGGGATGGCCGCCGCCACGATGGTCGCCGCCGCCGCCGTCGACGGCACCTGATCGACCTGCGGATACGCCGCCAGATCGGGCCACATCATGACCTCGGGCACCGAGGTGCTGTACCCCGTCTTCCACTGCATCCTGGCGTCCTGCACGCCCGCGAACACCGCGTCGGCGGAGGGACCGACGGTGGGTGGCTGCGTGCCAGACGTGCCACCGATCGGCGGGGCAAACCGCCCCATTACGCGGTGGGCGGGGGCATAAAGTGCGGTGCGTGCCATCGTTCAGTCCTTTCAGCGCACAGAGTGCGGGGCAGAAAGCTTGATCGGTCGGATGTCGATGATCATCGCGATGCGGTCATCCGGTGAGTGATTCTCCACCGAGTGCCGCTGCTTGTTGTCGAACCACCAGATGGTTCCAGGCTCCATGAACACCTGCTCGTCACCCGCCCGGAAGACCACCCCAGGCTGCGCCTGGAGCGTCAGCTGGTAGCGCTCGTAGTAGGTCGCCGGGGCGCCCTCATCAGCGTGTGGCGCGATCTGAGCGCCCGCAGGCAGGCGGGTGATGATGACCCGCCCCAGCCGCTCGCCCTGCACCCGAACCATCAGGGCGGTGATGATCGGCAGGGCATGCACCAGCTGCCCGAACGCGGGATAGTTCACGCAATCGCGGCTGTCGACCACCTCCTCGAACGTGCCGGGAGGGTTGAACCGCAGCAGGATGTCGTCGACCTCCGCGTGCGGCGTGCCGGGATACGTGGTGCGCACCCGGTCGGCGTTCCACAGTTCGGGCTGCGTCTGCAGCTGGTGGAGCAGCGGCAGCACGTCGATCCCATGCCCAACCTGCTGGAAGCAGCGCACTAGGCCGCAGGCTTCCCGGCCAGGGCGTCCGCCGTGTGCGGTCCGACAATGCCGTCCACGACCAGCCCCTTGCTGCGCTGGAACGCCTTCACCGCATCAGCGGTGGCGGGGCCGAACATCCCGTCCTCCTTCAGCCAACCGCCCTTGTTCAGCGCCTGCTGGAGCATATGCACGTCGTCGCCGTGCGATCCCTCGGCGAGGTCGCGATGCGTGTCGGACATCACTTCTTTCCCTTCGGCAGGTGATTCGAGCCGTGATGGGCGGTGGTGTGCTTGCCGCCCTTCTTGCCTTTGTCCTTGTCCTTGCCCTTCATGAAGGGCGGTGGCTTCTTGGCCATCTACACCCCCTGATTTCCGTAGATACCACGCCAATCGGCCCAGTAGGCAGAATAACGCTGATAGCAAGCAGCCTTCGCGTTCTTGGTGTCAAAGTCATTATCCTGATCAAAGGTTATCGCATCTCGCTCGAAATATGTGAGGCCGTTCGGGATGTTGGTGCGGATGAAATACGCAGTCGCCGATGTAAAGTAGTGGTTGACCTTGATGCCGCGCGGGAAGGTGCCGACCGCGCGCAGCACGTTGATCGCGTTGTTGGCGGTGTCATTCTGCAGCACCGAGTTGTAGATGCGGTTGGCCTCGAACCAGAGCTGCGGCGGCACATGCAGCGACATCGGCAGCGCCGAGATGCGCATGCCCCGGTTGTTCTGGCACTGCATCACCTGGATCACGAGATCCTCGATCGCCACCTCGCTGATGTCGGCTGCGACCCCGAGGTTGGACTGAGGCCCCGCCAAGCAGGGGTGACTTGCCGACATAAGCGCCTGTCCGTCCGCTCCGAGCGCCGAGGCGGAGAAGCCGAGATTGTAGACGCCCGCCAGCACGTTTTCCTGGGTCTGGCGCATCGAGAACGCCAGCTGCGCCGCGCGCCGCTTGCTGACCACCTCGTAGAGGTCGTCGCGCAACTCCTCGTAGGTCACGATGTAGCCGAGCGCATAGGCGACGTGGGTGAAGCGCGACACCGGTCCCTGCACCTCGATGTCGTAGAAGATCTGCTGGCCCTGCGGCTTGACCGGGGCAAGGCCAAAGCCCGTTATTTCCACTTCCTCTTCGTAAGCTTTGTCACTAGTCTGTCTGTCAAATAAATCCAAGTATTCGATTGGGTGCTCGTTGTAACTCCGTCCCCAAAAGGCCTTGACGCCAGGCCACAAAGCCTTCGGATGTGACCCTGTCGTAATTACTGCCATTTTGCACCGACCTCCTTAGCGTGAGGACATGCCAGAAGGCAGGCAGGTCATACCTGTTGCCTTGGCGGGGTTGATGGGGTAGAAGAACGACGGGCTGAAGAGGCGCTGTAACGCCTGCCTCAGCCCTGACCCGACAGAGCGATGGAGCCGCCCGTCATGGCTAGCCAGATCATCTCGCGCCACGAAGCGAAAGCGCAAGGCCTCACCCGGTATTTCTCTGGAGAGACGTGTCCGCAAGGGCATATTGCGGAGCGATTCGTCACGTCCTACGCCTGCGTCGAATGCACAATCGCTCGCGCCGAAGACCGGCGCAGTGGCATCCGTGCCGCGAAGCGCGCTGTCGCACCGAAGCCACAGCAGCCTGACCGAGTGATCAGCCGCAAGGACGCCATCGCACAAGGCTTGCCGTGCTACTTCACAGGCTTCCCCTGTACTCACGGCCATATTGCGGAACGCGAAACGGGCAACAAGACGTGCGTTGAATGCATCCGCCTTAAGCGTTCGCGCCCTGAATATGCGGCGAAGCTTCGCGCGCGCTACGCCAAGAACCCCGGCAAGTACATCGCCATGGTCGAGGCCTACACCGAAGCGAATCGCGACAAGGTGCGTGTGCGCCGAAAGAAGCATCGAGAGGCGAACAAGGAACGCCTGAACGCCAAGACCAGAGCCTGGGCGAAGGCGAACCCCCAGAAGCGTCGGGTTGGCGAGAGGAACCGTGAGGCCCGCGAGCGCGGTGCGACTGGCTCCCACACCTACGCCGACATTCAGGCGATCGGCGAGGCTCAGGGCTGGCGCTGCGCCTACTGCCCTGCCGACATCGCCAGTGGCTATCACATTGACCATTACCTGCCGATCGCCTTGGGCGGCACGAACGATCGAGCCAACCTTCGCTTGGCCTGCGCCCCCTGCAACCAATCGAAGCACGATCTGCATCCCGATGACTGGCTCAGACGCCCAGCGCTACGTTGAACGGGTGGATTCCCTGGTTGATCTTCACCAACCATCGGGCGTACTGGCCGACTGCATTATCCGAGAGCGGTGACTGCAGCAGCTGAATGATGTGCAGCTGGTGCGCCGCCGTGGTGGCCAGCGACGCCGTCTGCATGGTCCAGCCTGACTGGCCAGAGAACGTGTTGCCGGTGCCAGACAGCAGGTTGGCGTTGCGGCCTGAAGCGCCAGAGACCATCGAGGCCCCGCCAGAGCCGTCCTCCTGCACGGCGTACAAGAGATCCGGATCGTCCGAGACCACGACATAGGCTGCCTGACCCGACGCCAGATAGGGTGTCTGGGTCTGCTGCAGCGTGATCACGGTCGTGCCCGCGTTGTTGGTAATGCCCTGGAAGGCACCGAGGATCAGGTTGCTGTCACCTGCCGTGGCAATGGCAACCGTTTGGATGCCGTTGCCGTCCGAGCTGTTGGTGACCGTGACCAACGGATCGCCGATGTAGAGGGCGGTGGGGTTCGACGCTGGCACATAGTATGTGCGTACGGCGCCGTTGTAGGGCGCGCCACTCTTCATGCTGTAGGGGCGCAACCCGAAAGGGGCATTTACATTGGGCATCGCTAGCCTTCCGCAGGCCCGCCTCCGCGCTGCGGTCGCGGGAACCAGCCGCGACGCACAGCGCTCAGGTGAGCGGTTACAGGGATGTGCTCTGAGCTACGCGCGCGCGATGCCTAGCCGCTGCGTGGCTTTTGATCCGGCTCGGGGCGTTCCTATCCCGTCGCCTTCGGGTGGCGCATCAACGTCGAGAAGTTCCTGTCTCGATCTTGATGTCGCCGCGTGTCGACCCCGCGTAGCGCAGGTTGCCATCCGTGCCTGCTGGCCTGGAATGCTCGCCGCGCCCGATCTGGGCCAGAAGACCGTGAACTGCCTTTTCCTGGGCAGCCACGTCTTCATCCCGCCAACTTTGCGGCTGCTCCATCAAAAATGCAACCAGGGGCTGCCCACCCCGTCCGATACCCACCACCATCGACACTGGCTTGCCGTCCTCATCATGGACCTGTTCGTAGCCCGCCTCGCGCGCCTCGCGGATGCGCCCCGGCACGTCGTTGAACCAATGCCGGTGGAAGCCTTCGCGGTCGGGATACGCCAGCTTCTGCTGCTGACTCCCGAACGGCTTGCGCACGAACGGCTTGCGCTCGCGCCTGGGCAGCGTATCGACCGCGTCGAATTCCGGTTCCGCCTCGCCGCTGAGCTGGCGCGCTACCTCGTCCTCGCGCCGCTGCTGCTCGGCGGCAGCGGCTTCGTTGAGCGGCATCCTGCCCGATCGCATGGCCATCAGACTTCAGGCTCCTGCTCAAAGTAGTACCTCGCAAATTCTTCACGGGTAAGCGGATCGCCTTTGCCTTCCAGCGCTTTGCGCTGACGCTCGAACTGGGCCTGCACATCGCGCGGCATCGCTTCGAAGCTGCGTGGGCCAGGGCGGCGGGTTGGCGCGCTCTCGGACGAACGGGACACGGGCGCCTCCCGGCGCGGCGGTTGGGCCACTGGCTCCTCCTCATGATCTTGCTGCATGTGCAGCGGACGGCGCTCCTGCGGTTGTTGGTACTGTCCACTCCCGTTGGTGCTGCGCACCTGCGGGAAGTGCTCCGGGAACCGGCGGCGGATCACCCGCTCTGCCGCCACCAGATGCTCCTCGACGCTACTGGTCGGCATCTCGCGCTCGGCCTGCTGCATCGCCGCGATCATCGCGACGTTCGCCACCGGGTCGTTGCGGAACCACGCGTTGCGTTGCACCCAGCCCGCAATGACAGGATCGGTGTTGGCCTGCGGCCCCTGTTGCGGAGCCTGTGGCGGTTGCTGAGGCGCCTGCGGCGGTGGCGGCCCCAACTCCCGCATGGCCTGCTCGACCGCCCTGAACGCCACCGTATCGCCCGTCTCGACCGCTCTGTCGCGCTTCTCGTTCAGCTCGGCCATGGCGCGGCGGTAGCCCATCTCCTCGGCGCGCCGGGTGGAGGTCAGCATCTCCTGCAACTGCGCACCCTGCTGACGCACCTGGGTCTGCAGATCTTGGATCGTGCGATCCGCCGCCCGGTTGCGTTCCTGCAATAAGGGCAGCAACTGTTCGCCGCGCTCGACGAACTGATCTGGAGGCAGCCATCGCTCGGGCAGCCCCTCGAACTCCTCACGCGGGCGCCAGCCCATGCGGCGCGCGCGCTGCTCCAGCACCACCTGCCCAGGATCGGGTTCCTGTTCCTGCGGTTCGGCAGACTGTTCGTCTGTCTCTGACATCCCTTGCCTCACCCTCCCGTTATCGCTAACGTGGTCAGGCGCTTAGGGCGTTCAGTTGGGGTTGTGTCTCCGAAAGCCGGCGTCTCATAGGGTGGGGCGCCGGTTTTTATTCCGCTCGTTCGTACAGCGCTCCCACGGCCTTCTGGCTGCACAGCCGGTATTCCGCACCGTCTTCGCCCTGCACAACCTTCCCCGCGTAGCGCTCCAGGATGACCCGATCGCCGGGCGCGGGCTTGCGGGTGGTCCAGCGTCTGCCCTCGTCGGTCAGCTCGAACGCCGCTTCGCCAAGCGCCACGATGACGCCAGTCTCGCTCGCCATGGTCTGCCGCTCCCGCATGTCGTCGGGCAACCGCAGTCCGCCGCGCGTGACCTCGGCGTGGACATCCATTCGGACGAGCACCTTATCATCCAAAGGGATGATGCCGCTGCGGTTGGTGCCATCGAACTCGGCGATGACGTAGTCGCGCTGGTCGCCGGTCCTGAGAATGCGCCCGGTGAGTGCCATTAGTTTGGCACCTGCGTCTTGTCATAAACCGACATACCTCCGTCGAGTGCCTGGATCGCCTTGCCTAACCGCATCGAGGCATCCTCCAGATGGCGGAAAGCCAGCATCGCGTTGGCAGCCGCCTCGCTGCTCGTGGTCTGACGCACCATGACACGCAGCCGGTCCGCGATCGGCTTTATGTCGCGTCGCAGCGCCTCGCAATCAGCTACCAGCATGTCAGTGCCCCAGCCCGCGCCCACCGCCTGCGGTGCCGCGCAACATGTCGATGATCTGGTCCAGCAGCATCTTGATCGCATCAAGCTTCTGACTGTCCGTCAGCAGCTCCCATGGCTCGATCCCACCAGGACCAACCGGCTCGTCCTCCGCCATCACACGCTCTCCTCTCGTGTCGGCTCCTCGATCCCGTACCATCGGAAGATGTCAGGCAGTCGCAGCACACACAGTTCGCTGCACATCAGCGCCCGACCACGGAATTCCGCCAGCATCATCTGGTCCATCTCGCCCGCCAGGAACGCTCTGAGCGCATCACGGAGCAGGCTGTCCCGGTAATCCTCCAGCCATTGGAGAACCTGGGACGTTACCGCCCCCCGGAGCCAAAGATTGAAGGCCATCGGCGACAGATCCAGCAAGCCCTGGCGGCGGGCCTCCACCATTTCCTCCGGCGGCGCCGTTACCTTCGCCAGATGCTCCTGCGTTAGGTGTAAGGGCATTGAGCAGCTCTACCTGATGTTTCAGCGCTCTGAGATGGATGTCGTACCAGCCCTGGTCGACATCGGTATCGGCCTTCCTGGCGTTGGCTAGGTTCAGAATCGCCTGCGACAGCTTCTGGATCTCGTCGGCCTTGTCCTTGCCGCGCCTGATCAGGATGTCCGCCTGCTCGTGGGCGAAGCGGATGTCCAGCTCCTTGTTGCGCAGGTCCGCCATCTTGGCGGCAATGTCGACTTGCTCCCTGGACAATTGCAATTGCGCCGCCGCCTGCACCATCGCGGCGTTGGGCGGCGACTGCGCGGCGAGGATCTTGTCGACCTGCTGCACCTGCGCCGCCTGCATCGCCCTCAGGCGGATTTCTCTCCCGTCGAAGAACGGGTCGGAGGCGAACTGCAGCAGGAAATTCGCTTGAGCCATCTGCTGAGTATCCGTGACCATATCCGGGTCGCTGACCGGCTCGGCGCCACTGCCGCGCATGTAGTCGAGGCGGGTGATCTGAAAGTACTCGCTGCCGATGCGGAACCCGGCCTCATCGGGGAGGTAGAGCCGGTTGAGTCGGAACAGCTTGTCGAAGTCCTGACGGAGGGACCGATGGATGCGCTTGAAGATGGCATTGAATACCTTCAGACCCTGTTGAATGACTGCAAGACCAAGGATGCCAGGGACGTTAGCGCCCGGTATCTCGCCCTGCAGCACCTCGCGGATGCTGCCGATGTCCTTCGCGGCCTCTACGAGAAACTGGAGCAACTGAAACAGCACCGGGTTAGGACCGGGCATTTCGAGCGGCACTAGGTTCTCCCGCAGCGTCCGCCCCTGCGTGGTCACTACCTTGTACTCGCCGGTCATGAACCGGACGCTGCCCGCGTTGATCGACGCACCCCCACCAATAAACCCACCCCCCGCGATCTGCAGATGGCCCGCGTCGAACATCTGATTGATGCTCGTGTTCACCGCCGCATTGATCGGGAACATCAGACTACCGAACCCGAGGTCGTACGCCCCGCCCTCCGGGTTAGGAATAAATCCGTATTTGGTGTAATAATCGATCGCCCTGATCTCGGCGACCTCGCCATCGTCTGTCGCCTCGATGCAGTCCTGATCGAACCCAACCGTGATCCTGGCCAGCTTGCCGGTGTCACGGGCGAAGGTGACGATCAGCGGCTCCTCGTAGCCGTCGCCGTCGAGATCGTAGCGACGATGCTGCTCGCAGAAGGTGACCGGCGCCTGCTCGTCCTGCGTGACGTCCCGGTTCTCGCCGTAGCCTTCGTCGCCGTAATCCAGCCACAACCCGCTGCGGATGTTCGACTCAATTTCCCACGGATAGAAGTCGATCAGCTCCGTCTTGCGCCCCGCGTCGTCGAAGCTCTTGGCCTTGTAATTGACGCACAATCTGAGCGCCGAGACGATTTCCGAGACATTCCGCCGCTGCTTCGGCTCGAAGTAGTTCTTGCGGAACATGGTGCCCGCGATGGCCACCGTGATCAGCAACCGGTCGGTCTGCTCCTCCCACTCGGGCATCTCAGACAACAACTGCCAGCTCATGTGGCGCCCGATCTTGTCGGCACGCGCCTGCTTGGCGCCCGGCGGCATGATCCACAGTGGTCGCCCATCGGGGCTGGTCGCCTGTTGCGGCGCGCCGCCCATCGCTGGCCCCACTGACTGCTCGCCCATCGGCGGCCCGCCACTCATCAGCTGGCCAGGACTAGCGCCACCCATCGGAGGGCCTTGCGGCGGCAACGCCCCCGGTCCTACCGACCCAGGGCCTCCTGGCGGCGGTCCTTGCAGGGGACCGGCCATGCCGCCAGGAGCACCCCCAGCCCCCGGCATCCCTGGCGTGCCGGGAGGAGGCTGCCCGCCAGCAGACATCGGAGACGGCGGCACCAGTAGCGGCACACCGCGATCGTCGCCAATCACCGTGCCCTTCACGACGTTCCGTCCCTGCACGATGCTCGGATACGCCCGCGCGTTGAATTGCAGCGCTGCGATGGTGATCAGCGGGAAGCATATATTCGAAGCGTCAGGCCACGGATATGTCTTCGGCTCAACCACCTGGAGCGCGAAGTTCATCCATTGCTCGTACTTTTCCTTCCAGTCCGCCCGCGTCTCCTCGTCCAGCTCGTACTCACGCTTCGCCTGATCGGCCAACTTCTGACGGTCAGTGTCCTCGATCTCGTCGGCAATATTCTTTCGTACAATCCAGCGGGCGAAGCGGCGCACATGCTCAGGCTTGAGCAACGGTCGGCGCTCGCCCTGCCCGAGACGCGGATCGGAGAGGGTCTGATCGGGCATCGGCGGACGCAGCGGCAGGACGTTGCCGCTATGGAGGTCGCTAGGTTCCTCTGGCTCAGGCGGCCCTTGCGCCTGCTCCTGGTCGTCAGGAGCCTGCTGGTCGTCCTGATCGGGTGATGGCGGACCACCCATCGGGAGGGCGCTGAGTGCCGCGCTCATCTCATGCGGTGCTCTCTCATCTATCGGCTACCACAATATATAGACAGCCGCGCAACCGGCGGTGTCAATCGTCGGGCGCGTTTTCCCGCTCCCATTCCGCGCACCACAGCTCGGGCGTCACCACCGGGAACGCGCTGATCACCCGGTACTTCCCAGGCTCATCCGTGGTGTCGAGGAACGGCAACGGCGGATGGCGGCAGCAATTCAATTCGCCCTCCTTATCGAGGCGCGCGAACCGGCAGGTGCCACACGACGGTATCAGACTACTGGACATAGATCCTGTAGTGTTTCACGTGAAACACCGCGCCAAAGCGCTGAGGCTGATCTCATCGCGGCATTATGCTTCGGCTTGCCACAATAGACATTTCCTGGTGCATACGGGCCACGATCTAAAAAACGGCACATTCCCCAGTTCCCGTGGCGCTTAACCCCGCGCTTGGCACGAGGCCCGCGCCTCGTCAGCTCCACAATCCACCAATCCCGCCATTCTTCGTAGGTGAATAGGAACGCGATCCCACGCGCCTTGGCGTGGGATCTATGTTTGTAGAACGCTTCACGAGTCAGGTTACCAAAATTCCTGCTCACAGCCCGCTCCGGGATATCGGCACTCTCAGCCTCTCCGGCTCGCTCCATTCATTCGGCACACTCCCCAACGTCGGCTCGCTCACCTGACTCGTTACCCTCTTGCTCGTCGGCCCGCTCAGCTCCTTCAGTACACTCCACAACGGCGGCTCGCTCGCTCGCGGCTCACGGTACCCTCAGTGAAATCGGCTCGCTTCCCCGAGACGGCACTCTCCCTTGTCGCGGCTCGCTCAGCTATTGCGGCATCCTCCTCATTGGCGGCTCGCTCAACGTCCTCGGCACTCTCGATCTCGTCGGCTCGCTCGTCATCGCTCGGCACCCTCCGGCTACACGGCTCGCTTACCCCTTGCGGCATTCTCATGGTTGGCGGCTGCGGGCAGCAGTGACCCCATAGCCACGCCTAGCTCGTGGCTGCTAGGATGAGGCCACCGCCCGCTCTATCGATCCGATACTATCCCCATCGACGGCTCATCAGTTCCCGCGTCAGTAGCCCGTGACGCGGGAACGGGTGCGATCTTGGACCAACCGCGAGTTCAACTCCAATAGGTCATTATCAATCTTCTCGTCACGCCACTGCATAGAAGGGCCAAATAGTCTTGTGGCAGTATATTGCAATGCATCCGCCGGGTGGCTGTATGAGTTCTTCTCAGGCTTATCAGCCCACCTTTCTACTCCTGCCATTTTTATGCGCCTGAAGTGGTAACCCCCCATTAATGCTCTTCTCAAACGAAAACACCTCGGGTGCAGGTTGAACCCTGGCCTGCCGTCATCATCCATGGTGCGCAGCGGCTTTCTTACGCATTCCTGGCGGATTTGTGGGGTCTGCTCGCCCGGCTCGATCTCGATCCCCTTCGCATGCAGGATGTTGAAGCAAGTCCTCTCGTCAGTCTCCGCGCGGCTCTGCCCCGCCGGATCGCCTACGTCGATGAACTCGGTGTCAGGGTAGTACTGCGAGCTGTGCGAGAGAACGCGGTCGCTGAACCTGTCCACGCCCATCGAGTCTGCGCACAGCTCATCCACCACGATCCACTGCCCGCTGGTCCGCAGTTGGCTGAAGATACAGGCAGGTGTGAGGCCGAAATCCCAACCGCGATGGACAGGGAGGCGAGAATCAGTGCGCGGCGCGCGCTTCTCATCAGTAGCTCCAGGGCAGTGGACGTTATCGTGGTATTCCGGGAACACGGGTCGCCCCTCCATAACAAACCCGTATTCGCCTTTGCAATAAACTCTGACCCATTCATCAGTTTTGTCGATCGCCAGCCGCTGCCAGTAGCCCGCACTCTGGTTCTTGGTGTTCTCCGCCTGCGGCGATAGCCCGCTCGGCTGCTTGAACACCTTGGCGTACTTATCCACCGTCAGCCCTGGAATGTATGCCGCGAGCTGCTGCACCGCCTCGGTGTGATCGGTCTGCTCGAAGAACCGGTACCATGCGCTGTCGGTGTCGGGCGGGTTCGTGTCCATAATTATGCCCGCCCAGGTGGCGCCGCCCTCACGGCGGGCCGGGAAGCGGTCGACGCGGCCCTGGAGCGCATCAACGATCGCCCATGGCACCTCGCGCGCCTCGTTGACCCAGGCGCCAGTGAGGTCCAGCGACAGCAGATTGCGCACATGGTCGGGGCGATCGAGCGCCCGGAACAGCAATTCAATCTCGGCGGCGCGCTTGTCACCGGGCGCCGCGATCGTATTGATCAGGTATTCGTGCTCAGTCGCCCGCCAGCGCCCACACATAGGATATGGGAACCATTGGTGTACCGTTCTGATCGTGGTGTCGTTGAGCTGGCGGTATGTGTTCCTAATGACCGCCCAACGCGTGCGTCTGACGCCATCAGGTCCGGGCTTCTGTTTGAGGCCTCGGTTGATAAGATCCCAGAGACAACCTGAGGATTTCCCCGATCCGAACGGCCCCATGAGGCCACGGATGAACGCGTCGTCGTTCATGAACGCATGAATCGTCGGCACATCGGCGGTGAAGTAGTTCAAGATCTGGGGTGGCATGGCGAGATCAGCCGGTGGTTACGCGTTACACGATAGCGGTATAACGGCTATCCGCAACCACCGGCCCGCTCGACGGCTACGATACTCTCCGATCAGACGGCTCGCTTCTGGATATCGGCACTCTCCCGTTGAACGGCTCGCTCCCTTCGCCCGGCACCCTTCCCCGAGTCGGCTCGCTCCTGGCCAACGGTACACTCCGAATACCCGGCTCGCTCCATTGCCTCGATACCCTCAGCTACTACGGCTCGCTCAATATCTTCGGCACTCTCCCAGACAACGGCTCTGGCATCTCGGCACTCTCTTCCGTCGCGGCTCGCTCTCTCCTAGTGGCACACTCGCGTTCATCGGCTCGCTCTCCGTTCGCGGCACCCTTTGATTGGACGACTAATCCTGCTGTGGCGGCTCCGCGTCCACCCGACTCCAGTCCCGCAGCGGCTCCGGGATCTCGTTTTCATGTTCTGGGGTCCAGTGCTTAGGAATATCACCCCCCCAGTTCAGCCAGATGTAGTTTGTCCGCGTCAGCGGTATACCGATCTTGAGCATGTAGTTCAGCGTGGAGTCATCCTTGCGAAATGGCTCCAGTAGCTTCGCGTCGATCACCTTCATGACGGCTCGCTCTTCATCGGCGGCACTCTCATGGGCAACGACTGCGCTCCATCCTAGCGGCACTCTCATGGGTCACGGCTACACCTTGCTCGCATCCTGCAGCGGCTCAGGAATCTCACTCTCGTGCTCCATCGTCCAGGGCTCAGGTGGCCGCCCCGCGTGGGCTAGACTGATATACTGCTCACGCGTCAGTGGCATGTTCTGGCTCAACATGTGATCCAGCACGCTATCGCCCTGACGGAACGGCTCTAACTCACTCCTCGTCGTCGCCATACTCCTCGCCTCCTGCCCAAGACGGCGCCTTGATGCCGCCCGCGTGGTCATAAACCGCCTGCCGCTTCTGGTCGTTCGTCATCTTAGCGTATTGACCATCGCCGCGCCAGATGCTTTCATTGTGCTTGACGAACGCCTCGTTCCGCTTGTCCTCAGGCGAGAATAGCCCGCGCACGCCTTCCCAAGTGATCGACTGCAGCTCACGCGGCGAGATCCCGAGATCCTTGGCGGCACGCCGATACGCTTCAGCATACAGCCCATACAGCCCCTTGTTGCCGATGGTGGCGTTGTTCGCCGCTCCGACCCGGCCCTTGCCGACCGTGGTCCCAAGGCCGTGGCCGACCTCCAGCGCCTTAGCCCCGAGCGGACGCAGCAATGCGGCGGCGATCGCGTGAGTGTCGATGGTGACGTCGTGGCCATGCAACGGAGCGATAATGTTATTGAAAAAGTTGCGCACCTTGTGGTTGCCGCCCATCAGCCGCGAGATCGTCGGCAGATCGGACGTCTTCAGCGCCTCCATCGCCTTGGAGATCTCTTTGAACGATCCCCAACTTACCTTCCTGGGCTTGGCTTCCTCCAGCACGTTGCCGCGCTTGCCGATTCTGGCTGGCACCATGACGGTCGCACCGGTCTCGCCCTCCGGGGTGACCAGTTTGTAGTCCCGCGAGTTGTGCGCTTCATCGAACCAGCGCGACCACACCGCCTGTTCGAACGGCGTCTTCAGCGCGCTCGGCGGCGTGTTCTCGAACTTGGTCTTCAGCCGCTCCAGTTCAGCGATGGTATTGGGGTCTTTGTCATCCTTCCGCAGCTGATCGATGTATTTCCCGGCGTAAGTGCGCATTTCCGGCGTGAACACCAGATTGCCGCCGTGACGCTGGTTGATCTCCATCAGCCGTCGCGCGAGGTCGACGTTCTGGTACCAGTCCTTCTGCGGTGATAGCGCAGCAAGCACCGCCGCCGCCTGACGCGGATGGACATTGAACTCTTGTGCCAAGTCATGGGCGATCTTGTTGGCGCCCTCGTACCACTTGCCCGCGCGCTGGGTGACCTCCTCCCCATGCTCCTCCGTCATCTTGGCGTGGAGGAACTTCAGATTGTCGACAGCGTGCTGAATGAAGGTCTCTTTGATCCGGTTTGGATTGTCGGTGCGTAGCTTCTGGAACCCCGGATAGTTCGCCTTGATCATCGCGGCGTTCTTGTCCCAGGCCTCCTTGCCCTCCTTCATGCTGGGCAGGCCGATCGACAGATCGCTCCTGCTGTGCGTGTCGATGCCCTGGGCCTTCTGGGCCGCTTCGGATGGCACGCGCGTGCTGATGCGCTCCTCGCTGCGGCTGCGCGGCGCCTCTGCGGGCGGCTCGGCAGCTGTTGGTTGGCCGGGCTGATATTCGGGCACGTCGGGCGCCAAGGACCGCAGCATGCGGGCGGCAGCACCGACCGGACGGCGCGTGATCGCGCCCGTGCCGGGATCTTGCCGATACTGCGTGACGTCAGTCGGCCCACCCTCCGCCAGCAGGCCCCCAGATGTTCCAGCTAGGGCCTCGGAGCCGCCCAACGACGGCGCTGCGGGCGCGCCCTGCGCCGCCAACGCACGCAGCGAGGCCGAGCCACCGGGCATCATGGAAAGCGCTGGAGGGGGCGCCCGCGACGCTTCTGACGGGACCTCTGGCAGGGGCATCCCCATCTGCGGCGCGCCGGTCTGCGACGGCGTCATGGCCTGTTGCGCCAATCGCGAGAGAGACATCGCTGCGGTCGGCGGCTGGATCGGCGCGACGTTCGGCGCGGCGCGCGGGGTTTGCCAGAGTTGGTCCGTGAGCTTGGCGAGTGGGTCAAGCTGCTTCTGGTATTTCGTCAGAGGGTTGGCCGGATCTTCCGTCGGATCGACGGTCGGATACGGAATCGTGCCGAGACTCGCGGACATGGCGGGACGCTAGCACTGATGGCCGCTATCAGCGACTACCCTAGCCTCCCGCCACCGCTCTATCGTTCCGACACTCTCTCGTATTCCGGCTCGCTCCCGATCCACGGCACCCTCAGAGACGGCGGCTCGCTCACCAACCCCGGCACACTTCCTATGCCCGGCTCGCTCAGCGGCCACGGCACCCTCACGGACGGCGACTCGCTCAACTCCGCCGACACCCTCCTAGCCCCCGACTCGCTCACGAGCCACGGCACCCTCCGATAACACGGCTCGCTCTGACCTCACGTCACTATCATCTATTTCGGCTCGCTCTCAGATTACGGCACGCTCGCTGCCCTCGGCTCGCTCCCAACTCTCGGCACACTCCATACTTTCGGCTCGCTCATTCGCTACGGCATTCTCCCACTTCGAGGCTGAAGGAGACGTCCGGCCCATGGAACCAGACGCCTCCCCGCAGTGGCCACCGCTTGCTCTGTATACCCGGTACACTCCAAGGGATCGGCTATCGCCCCGGCGGGCCACGCCGTGCCTTAGCCTCGGCGAGATCCGGCATCAGCTCAAGGTTCGGAATGCGCAGCAGATGCGCATGTCCAGGGATGTTATCTAGAACGTAAGGATGGGGCGGCAATTCCTCATACCGCGCCCAGTATAGGACTTCATGCAGGTGCGAGAGGAATATCTTCACCGCCCTTCTCTGCGCCCGCAGGTGTATCCGCGCTGGCGGCAACATTCCTTGACTATACCAACCATACGCGTCCGTATTGGGGTCGAAGCGTTTCTCCGCCAGCGTCGCCTCCGCCGTCTCGCGATACAGCCCGCGCTGGTTGCGCTCCGTCTCCCACTCCTTCCGCTGTTTATACAGCTTGCCGTAGACGTCATCCGGACGATTGGAAACCTTGACGAAGCTGTCGCCGATCAGGAAGCACAACCGCTTCAGCCCCGCGTTCCAGGGCCGCTTCGCCACCGCGCGCACGACCGACGCGCGGGTAAACACGATCTTGCCGGTGTCGTAGTCCAGCAGCCGCTGTCGCAGCCGCTCAGGCGCCGTGTAGATCGCCTCGGCAATTTTCAGGAACTGCTCTTCCGTGATGTCACCACCACGCCGCTGTCGCCCTGGCGCCGGGTTTTCGCCAATAATCCTGGCCACCAGCTCGGTCGCCTTGGCAGTGCCCAGCCACTTCGCGGTCGGATCTAGCCCGGCAAACCGCCAGATATGCCCCACGGTCGGTGCTTTCTCGATGTCGATGTTCGCCAGCAGTCCTGCCGCAATCACCGGCCCGATGCCCTTGATGCTGCGCGCCCAGACCCCGCTGACATCGCTGGCGCTGTAGTAGTCGAGCGCGGCCCTGATCTGCCCCTCCAGGTGCTCCTCCTGCCCGTACAGCCACGCCAGCACGTCGTGTGGCTCCGGGGCGAGCGGCTCGTCGTCCGCACTCTCTTCCGCGCCCTCTTCTGCGCTACCATTGCCCACCGGCTTCAGCTGCGCCAGCGTGCGCACCTGATGGGCGCTGCGGATGCGGTTCTCCTGCATCGAATAATACGCATCCGTAAGGAACCGCGCCTCCGCCTTGCCCAGCGTGCGGCTGGCTTCCTTCAGATCCCTGCTGAGCTTCTGGATCGGCGTCAGCAGCGCAGGATCGGCGGTCGCGGTCATCATCTGATGCAGCGCCTCGATGCGCTGGAACACGTCCCTGAGGACGTGCTGCGGCACTGTGCTGGTGCAGCGGCGCAGCAGGCCGAGGCTGTCCTGCACCAGCTCAAGCGGTGGCAT